TCGCCAAACCGCCTCCGCACACCCCTAAATTATACCCGGAAATGCTCGTCATTCGTACACCTTTTGATCTCAAAATCACTCTACTGACAATCTAGCTATCTCACGGTCAATCAGTTCGATGTCATGGACCTTCACTTCGCGCAAGCCTCGCATCTGGACTAGTAGGTCCTCACGATTTGCGGGCGGCGGCGGTAGAGTTGGCTCTACGACAACCTCGCTCGCCGGGCGCAGGAAGGCGTCTGCGGTGGGATCGATCTTGCGCGTTGGCGGTGGGAGATCGTCTTCGGCGAAGAGGCTGCTCATGCCGCCACCTCGTCGGAGGGCGCCGGTCGAACGTCTTCCAGATCGAACAGGCTTGGGGTAGCCAGCTCACACGGCATACCAGAGGATTGAGCAAGGCCAATCTTGGCGCGCAAAAAGGCGTCGTACGACGGATCCAGGTTTGGGGAGTGATCGGTCATGCTACGGCTCCTGCGGTCTGCGGTGTGTCCAGGCTCTCGGCTATGCGCTGCATCACAGGCGGACAAACACCATTTCCGATAATCGTGACGGCGAGGCGCTTGTTTTCGGGCAGGATATAGCTGTCGGGCAGTCCCATGAACCGGGCGAGGCATCGCGGCGTCATTGAGACGACCTTGCCGCCGTCTACCCACGCGCGAGTTTTGCCGTGAGCCGAGGCGCGGACACACGCCGAGTGCGTGTGTCCGCGCCTCGGCTCCATCGAAGACGTTTCCTGGCAGAGAATCGCTCTTTGCGGCTGCGTTCCGTGGATCGTGAACACCGGTTCATCGCCGGTGCGAACAGGGAGATCGAAGCGGTTCTCCTCGCCTGACGCCGAGCCTTCGACTATGAAAGCTAAAGGCGACGAGCTGCCACTGACGGTGTTCGCGTCCCGCGAACACCGTCTCGCGATTGGGCCACGTTTGCCAGCGTTGTCGCCATCTACCAAGAGTGCCTTGGGCGCATTGACCTCGCGGCGAAAACACGAAGCCGTGATCGTATGCGCAGGCTCCTCGGGTTCGCGGTGCGTTAGCTCCGCATCTGTACTGTGAACGCAATTCACCAGCAATGCCTTCGGCATTGCTGCCTTCTGGTGGGATGTCGCGACTACTGTCGTGGCAGGCTCGGAATCACTGCGAATATCCATTGTGCCTTGATTGGAAAAGAGCAAAGAAAGCTGGCTCGGGTTATCATCGGCAAGGAATGCGCGGTGGCGACCGCATCCGTCGCCTGCCGTGACCGCGAAGGCAGGACTATCCTGCTCCTTCAGCGTTCCGCGCTCCGTATTGCCGGTGCGAGTGTTCCTACCATCTATCAGCACGGTCTTGAGCGAGACTGGGAGGCGGCGAATCTGCCACTCAGCAAACTTTGTCTCAGGCAGTGCGGGTATCAGGTCCTTAATCGCTTCGTACCAGCCTATCCAGCGTGTAGGCGCAGGAAGCGGCTGCAGATGATCGGACTGTGTAGCTCGGACGAAAAGGCGCTTACGTGTCTGCGGAGTCCCGAAGTCAGCCGCGTTCAGGTGATGCTGTTCCCACCAATATCCGAGTTCATTCAGGCACTCGCAGATGATCTTGTAGGATTGGAACTTGCGATAGCCATAAACGTTCTCCAGCGTGAATGTGCGCGGCTTCAGCAAGCGAATGGCCCTGCAGATGGCTTGGGCACATTCGATGTCCCACTCAGTTTCTTTCCCGCCCGCCTTGGCGATTGACGCGTTTTTGCACACAGGCGATGCGTGCAAATGGTTAGGGCGCTCTAGCCGCGCGAAATCCACGAAGCGAACGTCCTCCACGAGGATATTGTGAAATCCGTTCATTACGGCTACGGCTGCGATCTCAGCCACGAACTCCACGCCCCACAGGTGCTGCCAACCAGCCGCCTGCATTCCGATGCCTGCGAGTTCCCCTCCGCTGAAAAGTGTGCTGAATGTGCGGTTCATCGGGCGGCCTCGGCTTCGGCAGGGAGTTCGCGCTTCGGTTTGTAGATTTGGCCCAGTTTCCACGCCACCCAGCCCGCGCAGATCGGCGCGTTTGTGCAGACCTGCCTGCCATCTTTCTGCTCGATTGCGAATTGGAATGAATAGCCATGATCGTCCAGGATTGCAGGAACGCGCTTGTGGCAGTAGAACGATGCGCCGCGCTTGAATTCGGCCATGAGATAGGCCCAACGCTCGGGGTCGGATCGCTCCGGACTGCCGGGCCGCCATGCGCAGTTGTCGCAGGGTGTGACGGCTGGCACTTCGCGCAGCTCTGCTTCCCAGAAGGCGCCGCAGGTTCGGCAGGCTTCGAGGAGTGTGCCGTCTTTCAGGAACGGTATGATCTCCACGCTTGGCGATTCGCATTTTGGGCAGGTAACGGCGGTGTTCATCGGGCGGCCTCGGGTTCCAGCAGCGGTATGCCGAACCGCTCAGGATCGTGAAGGAACTTGATATCGTTGTGCCAGCGCTTCGAGCGGGAGTGACTGTGGCGGTCGCGGTCGTAGACCGTGATGCACTCGCCCGATGACTTGTCGTATCCGACTACGCGCATGAGCATCTCTGAGGACTTGGCGTCGCAGTCGTGGATAACGAGGTCGCCGGGTTTCCATCTGGTTGTGTTGGCGGCGTAGTTCATCGGGCGGCCTCAGCAGGGACAGATGCTATGGCTGGGACGCAGGGAAATTGATCCCATAATTGACCATCCAGGAGGCGACCGGCGGCGTGCTTGCCGACGCGTGCGCTGGCGTGTGTCCAGTAACGGTCTGCCGCATCCCACAGGTGGACTTTCGGTTCTCCAGGGTTCGTCCAGAATATGCGGCCGACAGGTTGATCCTCTTGTGAGGACTGGCAGACCATCTTTCCCTTGGCGCGGTCGAATTTGCCACCGATCCACTCGCCCCACTGTTTCAGGTGAAACGGAGTTTCGGCTTGCAGGCATTCATCTCGAAGGAGGCGAAACCAATCCGGATGTGACGGACGGGCCTGGGGGCCGCTCTCGCCCCCGGTAATTGCCCACTGCAAGCCGGGGCCGACCTGCTGCATTCCACGGTTGAAACGGTGCGAGCCTGTCCAGTAATCCTCGCGTCCGCATGTCGGACAGACCTTCTGGTACCGGCCTGAAAAGTAGGATTGGCAGCCGGAACATTGCCACGCGATATGCAGGAAGTTGCGAATGCTTACGCACTCAAGCAACGGTTCCATGGAGACAAAGTTCGGGCATGGAATTTGCAGCAGACGCGGAATATCGCGGTCTGCGTCTGGCTGCGTGCCGACGCTGATCCCGAGCCGAACATGTGAGGGCCAAGATTGCAGCCATCGGGCCGGAACCATTTTCTTGACATTGGAAATTCTCTTGGTCAGCACGAGGTAATCAATTCCCGTCGTCTCCTCCATCAACACCACAGCTCGCCTTCGCGCCTCACAGAGTTCGTAATAATCCTTGTGCGTTTCGGGCAGGGCTTCGAAGAAATCGCCCATGCTCATCACGAAGACGCGGGGCCGAACGCCCGTCTGTTCGGATAGCTTCTGCCAGCGCGGGATGTCGTTCCAGACTTTCTTGACCATTGTGCGATCACGCTCGAAGTCGCCGCCGAAGCGGTTGGTAATCGACAGGGCGTAGCAGTTGGTACAAAGGCCGGGGTCGGACACTTTTACACAACCAGTCCAAAAATTTGCGGTATGCGTGGTCCAAGAAATCTCGGAGTTTTCGGCCATCGATCTGCTTTCGGAATGAGTGTGAGAGTAATCCGCAGCCGCCAGTCCTGCGAGGGGCGGCTGCGGGTCGGGATTTCGGGTCTCTGGTTACGGCTGGTCTGCCAGGCCGTCGAAGTTGATTGATCCGCCAACAATGCTTGCGGGGTCACCGGTGGTCACTGTGAATTGCTGACCAAAACTACCGAGCAGTGTTCCGTCCGGCGCTTTGACCTGGACATTCACTGAGGCCACGCCTGGCGCGCCGATGTGGGCGTTGCCTTTGGTCTGGTCGGCGGGGTCCGGGGTGACGCTGAGCACAATGTCGTCCGTGCTGCTGACTTCGTAGATGAGCTGGGCGTCTGGGATCGCGTTCCCTTCCGCGTCTGCGGCTTCGACGCCTGAGATGGCGTAGCCGACATCCGAGTTGTCGTCCTTGAGGATGATCACGAATTTGCCTCCTGTGAGGTGTGGTAGATGCGGGTGATGATGGTGATGATGCCCGACGAGTTGCCGGAGCAGATCGATGACTTCGGGCTGAATCCGAAGATTGAGGCCGATACTGAAAAGCTCTTTGCTCGTGGCGTTCCCTCCTTTCGTAGTCGGATGCGATGGAACGAGAGGGAATTGAACCCTCTACCTCTCCCCCGCTTGTTTAAGGCGGTGGTCGCTCTCCCGGCGAGCTCTACGTCCCCAGTCGCCGGGAGGGTGTCATTCCCGGCGCTGATATCGGCCATACAAGAGATCGAACCGATCGGCGGTTACATCGCACACCTCGCTATCTCGTAGGCGGGGCCGATGGGCGCGAGCTCTCCAACACCCGCACTCGGCTGCCGCTGCGCCCGGTTCCGGTCGGGCGGCCTTACACCTAAACTCCGTCGCTGGCCAGGATCTCCGCCCGGCGCGGATTGATCGGACAGCTCTCGGCCGTGATCGGCTTCGCAGGCTCGAACGTCACACCGTCCACCTCGAATGTATCACCGGCGACTACCGGCGGCAATTCCGCGTCCATGGCTTTAAGGTTCTCAAGAACCTCACGCGCCCGCTCGGTGGTGATCGTGACGTGGAAGCCCTCTTGAGGCTGCGGATCAGGCCCGGCGTTCCCGGAGCCGAAGAAGCCGTCCATCGGCAGAACGCCCTGCCCCTTCTCCATCGATGCGGCCATCAGCTTGATATCTCGCTGCCAGTAGCCATGCCGTTCGACAATGCAGCGGAACTCCTCAAGATCGTGACCGATCAGGTGCAGCACGACGTTGCCGTCATTGTCGTAGCGGGACCCGCAGTGCATCAGCTCATGATCCAGCAGCGCGCGGCGTTCGTGGGCTTCCATGTGACACCAGATCGGCTCTGAGATCACGATTGCGAAGAAGGGCTTAACCTTCTCTTCCTCCTCCTCGCGCCCGAAGAACGCCGCCAGGGAGGTCACCTTCTGTGCGGTGGCGGCCACGGTCTTTCCGAGGCGTTTCTTCGTGTCGGAGCGGAACAGGAATTCAACGCGCACGTTGTGCTCATTGAGGTGTTTATGGAACTCGCCGATAATCGGCAGTGCCAACGCTTCCGCAGCCGGTGCCGGGGTAAACGTCGTAGGGGGTTTCTTCGGCTTCCTCACTCGTGGCATTCGATCTCTCCTCTCAGTAGTAGTTCTTCTGAACAATCCCGAGCTTGTTGAGGGCCGAGTGGTCGAGCAGATACTTCTCCCGGAAATCGATATGCGCCCCGTAGAATTCCAACTCGTTCGCCTCGTTTATGTGCTCGCCGTGCTTTGTCTTGAGTGCGCGTATCGGATCGCCGTTCGTGTAATTGGCCCCTTGGATTTCGGCCGCTTCCATGCTCGCGATTTGTTCCGCATAAACCTGCGCGCGTTCACGGTGATGCTGGGCGCGCTGCATGCATAGTTGGCGTAGCTCGACACCTTCAATCGTGACTTTCAATCCTTCGATCATGGCTCTCCTTATAGATGTGCGGCCGGTAGATGTCTGAGAGAGGCATGCATGCTTCCCGGCGTTGTCTCATCTCGTCGTTTCGTTCCTTCGCGTTTGCCCGAAGCAGCTCGGCGTCGATGTCCGCGACTTCGGACTGGAGCCGCCTGATTGCCTGCAACTTGTTGAGGCGTTCGGCGCGCAGCTCCTCAGCGGTCAAGGTCTCCATAGCGCTCCTTGTTGGAAAAGCCAGAGGCAGAATGTCCCGCCGACGATGACGCCTGCCGAGAGGCCGATGACAAAGGCAGTCTGCGCGGTCGGGATCGGTCGGATGCGAGCCGGAACCGGCTTGCGCGCCGCGGCGTTGAGTGCTTTGATGCTCTCGCGCCAGTTGCTGCGAAGACGGAGCTGGTCGGCTTCGTGGAGACGGGTGATCTCTTCGTCGCTTAAGCCGAATTCGAGCGGAGAGCCGTGGAGGTTGATCTTGACCTTTCTCATTTGGCCCACCAGTACGCCAGGACCGGCCACTTTGCGACGACGCCGATGATCACGGCTACGATGCCGAGCCCGAGGATGCTGTACGCTGCGAGGAGCAGCGCGGCGCCGCGATCGCGCTGCTGACCCTGCCGAAAGGTCTTCGGTCGCGGCTCGGCGTCGTGGAGGGCGTCCCAGTCGCCGACGGGTTTCCAGGCGGGCTCGGGCTTTCCGGAATGGATACCGAGATCCGCGTTGGCCCGGCGAATGCCTTCGTCAACGGCGGCGTCGAACTGGGTATCCGACATGCGCTCAAACTCGGGCGCGTTCAGAATGTCGCGGCTCAGTTGGTCGAGGGAGGACTGCTTCCACTCGCTGAGCGGCGGAGCCTGGTAGTCGGCATCGATGTCAATCCTGCGGCGCGGTGCGTTCATCTTGTCCTCCGTGATCGTTTAGGCGGCCTGCGCGGCTCTGCGCAAGGCGTGATAGAGCTGCATGCTTTCGGACCGGCGGGCATTGCTCTGCTCGCTGTGGCGCATCCCTTTGCGCGATTGTGAAATCTTGAACCGATGCGCGGCGGGCTGGCGGTATCCGACCAGACCGTGTTCCGGACGCGAAAGTATTGGCGCCGGCTCCGAGATCGTGCGCATCCTCGCTTGCAGCAACACCTCTGCAATGAAGCGACCGAGCGCGGGGTGCTTCAAGTCCGTCATCTCGCCGACCACGGCCGCTTCCACAATCAGGCCAAGGCGGCGCCTCTCGACAATGTAGCGAGCGGCTCGAACATGGACTTCCGGCGGGAGCGGCGAACGTTTCATGGTCACTCCTGGCTTATTGCGGAGCACTTCGGGCACTCCGTCCATTCGCCCGCACCGACCTCGTTGGTCGGATTCGCCCAGACGAGCTTCCGGCCGCCGCAGACTTCGCACGATGTCCGCCGGCGCAGCTGCCGTTCGGCCTTGCGGATCATCGGCTCGGCATCGATCACGCGGCGCAGGTCTTTGCCGACGTAGATCTTGAGGTCTCGCGCCTCTTTGGCGGTGCACAGCAGGATCATGGCGGCCACCTTTCGTCCGTCTCTCACCTTCGTTGGCGCTCTCTTTGCGACAGGAGCTTACTTTAGGTTCCGACCTGAGTTAGAGCCGGTCATTTCAGCGAAAAAAATAATAAGCCTGGCGGCTTACGGCCGTGTCTCGATGTGCCGCGCGATGCACTTCAGTTGCCGTTCGATGCGTTCTTCGGAAGCGCCGGTCTCTCGCAGGGTCACCAGGTAGCGCTCCATGCTCTCAAGGCTCTCCTGCCAGGTCGCCGACCAGACGGAGCCGTCTTTGCGCCCGTTGTAAAGCCTGCGGCGTACCAGAACGCGCGCTTCCGCCTGGTAGCAGGGATCTCCATTGCGTGCGCACACCAGGTTCTCCGACAGCGAGCGGTCTGCCGGGTCGGGTTGATCCTGGGTTCCGGTTGTCTGTGCGGTTACATTCATGGCTGATTTACCTTCGGCGGCTGCGGCGGCAGTGATCGAATGTGGATCTGCTGTCTGCATCATGCGGCCTGCTTCGTTTCCGGCTCGGACGCGGCAGCCTTGTCTGCTTCCATCTGTGCCAGAACCGCCTCCACAGCTTTCCAGCCCTCGTGCCATGCCGGCACTTCCGGATGCCAACGGTCGCAGGTCGTGCTGCCGCAGATCAAACAGGGCTCGGGCGCGGCTGATTGTAAGGTCTGGTTGGGCATCGTCGGTCACCGATTGATCTTCAGCGGCCCCTGGGCGGCGGTGTGCTGCCCGATGGCTACGCCGATGGCGAGTATCTCTTCGTGTTGAAAATTCTCAACGGAGTTGATCTTGCGTGAAAGCGTCGAAGGGTGGATGCCTGTTCTTTCGCAGATCACCTTTCGAGGCAGGTCTACTGCATCCAGGTACCCGGCTAGGTACTGGCCGAAGCCAGCGCTGCCTTGTCGCATTCCGCTTCCTCTTTCTGGTTTTCCGATAGCTCTTGAATTACTGAGAGGATTCGCTCGTATTCCTCGTCAGCTAGAAGGATTTTGCCCCGCTCGATCGCTCCGAGTGCGCCAGTAGGCAATTTGAGCCTTTCTTCGACTGGCTTCTGAGTTAGTTCAGCAGCCCTGCGAGCCGAAAGTATCTCCAGACCTCTGTGCATCTCTTCTCCTATGCCTTTCGCGCTTCATTGAAGCGTGTAGAGCATCAAGCCGGGCAAAAAATGTGTACGAATGCTTCGTACGCTTCAATGATAACATATTGGCATTGCATTGTCAATACATTTTTATAAAATTTTATGGGAAAGTCGGATATGATCTAACTGTGAAGCATCAATCGAGCGAGGAAGAGTATTCGTGAGGCTAGATAGCCCTATTAATCGCACTGTGGGAATGCGCGTTAAGCATCTTCGAGAGGCTGGTAATTTCAGTCAGGACGATCTCGGCGAGGCATTGAATATGACCGGGGAAAACGTCTCCAAGAAGGAGACGGGCAAGGTTCCCTTTACGGTCGCGGAGCTGTACGTTGTAGCCGACTTCTTCGATTGCAATATCACAGACTTATTGCCTAAACGGGTGCCGTCAGAGGACGAGGTAAACGACGAGTGGCAGCTCGACGGCGTACCTGCGGCTTATTACAACGGGCTTCCGCCTCCGACCCAAGAGGTTGTTCGTGAAATGATCCGTGGCGCCTACGAGGCCCACCAGAGGGCACAGACGACGCACGGCCGGAAGGCAGAGTAGATGAGATTTCGCACAATTTTAGGGCTGCTAATCGTCGGCTTATCGGCGACAGGGTGTTTTCCTGACTACGAGGTAGTAGATCGCACTCACGAGCCGATCCGTGCCGACGAGGTGCAAGCGCCGACGCCCGTTAGGGCTGCGCCTGCGCCGCAGGCAAGCCAGGTAATTACTTCTCCTCCAATTCCCAGGGCACCCGAACTCGCGTCGGGAACGATCGAGCGGGTTCCTGCACCGCCGCAGCGAGTAATGAGCGTTGCGCCGCCTCCTTCGTCGCCGCCTTCGCCAGTGATTGATTTCCAGGAATATTCGAAGAGTCCCGACGTTGCTCCGCCTGCCCGTACCAGCGAAATCCAGAGTGCAACTGAGACGGTCTACATGCCGGACCGGCAGGGAAACCTCATCGGTGCTGACGGGCGGCGTTACAAGGAATTTACAGTCACCACAACGTATCCGGACGACCCCGACGCGTTTAACCCAGGCCGGTATAGCGTCACCAGGTCTTACAGCGGATCGTTCCGCGGTGCAGGGTCCGGCCCCTATTATGGCGGAGGACATCACGCGGGCAGCCACGGCGGAACCTACATCGGGGGGTCCGGGTCGTCGCACCGGGGCGGTCACTACTCTAACGCGTCCACCGGTAACCATTATGGACATCATAAATGACACGGTTCCGCCTGCCGGACCTGTCGGACTGGATCAACCAGGCGCTCGGGGCGCAGCGCTATCGCTACTCGCATGAGTGCGGCTGCTGGCAAACGATCGTTCACGAGTGGCCCGGGACTATCGCGGAGCCGGGTGGGAAAGTCTGGCATGCCGTGGAGGGCGAGACGGAGCGGGAGTTGGATCGGCTGACACTGCTGCGGCCGATCGGGGGTAAGGGGGAGACAGGGCGCCGTGTTATGCGCAGATACCACTGCTGAGAGAGGAACTGTTGTATGTTGCAAAAGCGACGGTCGCAGTGCAAAAGCCGGCAGTGTCTCAAGAAACGCTGTGCTGCGAGGCAGCGCAAGGCGCTCAGACTTCGGTGTATCGTAACCTACGTACGAATTCGTATCGCGCTCTCGAAAATGAAATCTCCTACTGAGTCCTCTACGGAATACACTCGACCACTATGCTGCATCGTGCATCTGGCTGAAACCGCCTTGCATGAATACCAGACCAATGAGAAGCCCTGGCTTGTATCGTGCTCGGGCGCGGACCCTTATGTGGTAAAGCGGCCGCCCCTAAAGCGGCTGATCATCAGTGATTTCGTTGTCGGTTCGCTTGGCAATGTGCTATGCGCTCCTGTCCCACAAATCGACCTAGTATATCTTACGGGTGAGTTTCTGGAAATGAATCCCCAGTGTAGCGATCTCGGCACAGGATATGCACACGGCAGCAGGGAGGTAAGAGACGTTCACGACTCCGATGCGATTGAGTATATCGATGGTGAGAATCGACCTCGGTTCGCGTTGTTGAGCCTGCTGTATGGATGGATGGATCCGAAGGACTACCAGTATCTTTACGGAAACGATCCGCCGCATCTAGTTTGGTCACATGATCATGGATGGTTTCTTCCTGGGGGCAATGACTGGAATTCCAGGACACTTGCCGATGCGTCCCCTGCAAGAGTCGACTATACTGTTGTAAACCAAGTTGAACTCTCACAGAAGGAAATTAACATCGCCCGGGAATGTCTTGATGCCGTGACAACGGAGCAGGTACAGGACATCATCAACAGCATCCCGAAAGAGTGGGGCATACTCGATTTCGAGCGAGACACCCTTTTCGGCTTCATTACCAAAAGACGTATTGAGTTGCTTGAATCGTCGAAAAACGTGAGGTAGATGACATGGGCGCAAAATATGCAGTCATACGGTATCTACCTGATCCGGTTGCCGGTGAATGTATCAACGTCGGAGTGATAGTAGTAGGACAGGGCAAAACGCTGATCCGATTTCTTACGGACTGGACGCGCGTACAATGCTTCACTAACAAGGATCTCCAGTTCCTTAAAGATCTCGAAGCTCGACTGCATAATGATGCGCAAATCAGCGAGCACCTCCCGGATTTGGCAAGCGGCTCCCGATTGGACGAAGAAAAATTGGCTCGCATGGCTCGGTGCTGGCATCACTCGATTCAAGCGAGCCCCTTGGCAGGGTCTACTTTGGGACCGGAAGACCTGATGGAGCAGATCGCTCAGCGTTTCCTTAAGCAGGCGATCGTTAGGCGCGCTGTAGAGGAAAACCGAAACAGAACGTTCGCTACGAACCTGATTGAAGCACCCGTGATACTAGCGTTGACGGAGCTCCTAGGTCCCGAGGCTCCGAAGCAACTGTTGGACAAGTCACCGGTTATTCGCGGCAGGGATTTCAGCGATAATACATTAGGGTTTGCTGTTCAGCAGAAGGGAAATATCTATCTCGGCGGTGAGGGAATATCGTTCTCCATCAAAACCCACAACCATGCACTTCAGAACCTGAAGGCTGTGAAATATGCCGTCAGCGATATTAAGAAGCTGCGTCCCATGTTACCGATCGGAATAGTGATGCTCGGCCCTGAGATATCTCACTTTCCCAATCGGGAAGCTTTCATCAAACTCAACAGACAATATGAAGCCGGTATTGAGGAGCTGAAACAAAGAGGCGCTGTAATCCTTTCGGAGTCTAACGCGAAGGATTGGGCGATGTCTTCCGTTACGAGGTACGTTCCGGCCTCGTTGGTCTTAGACGATTCTGAGTAGACCTGCTCCACTGTGTATGCGGCAAACCCGGCAAATCACCGGTTGACGACTGTCTACCTTTAGTATTAAAATCCTATCATATCACCGATAGGAGCGAACGATGCACATTCCGGAGACGGTCGATCACGAGATTCGCGGGGCAAACGGCGGCGTCTGGCCGCAGACTCCCTCGCAGTATCTGCGCGCGGCGAAGCGGTTCGGGTTCGATGTCTACTTCCACCCGCCGCCGTTTCCTCCGGAGCAGAGCATCCTGATCGGTGATACCATCCATGTGCCTGTGATCCAGCCCGGCCGTAGGCTGCTGCCGTGCCATAAGCACGAGCTGGCGGAAGCCGCGATGCAATGGGAGGGCCGACCGCCGGAAGCGGCGGCGGGCTGGGCTCGGCATGAAGTCGCGCGGGCGATCGACCTCTCGGAGCCGCGTCGCTATCTCACGGAGGGCCTGCAGCGGCGTATCCACCAGGCTGCAGGCAAGGTCGCGGAGCTTATCGACATGGCGGGCTTTCAGCAGGTAGTCGTCACTTATCTTGGACCCGGCAAATGGTCGGCGGATTTGAAATACCTGGAGACGGAAGCGTGATGGAGCAGATGTCGACATGACCACGTTGATGATATGAGCGTCCGAGCTGCGATCATCGTCCGGCTTTCCCGTGAGGATCTCAACCAGCCCGGATCTGCCGAAGAGAAAGTCGCGCGCCACCTTGCGATCGCGCAGGACCTGGCGAAGCGCCACGACCTGCCCCCAATTCAGACCGAAGACATCTATACCGAGTCCGGAATCTCCGGACGTCGACTCTCCAAACGCCCCGATACTCTCCGCATGCTCGATCGCTGCCGCACCGGCTACTATACGCATGTCGTCACAGCGTATCAATCCAGGATCCTCCGCGGCGACAAGCGCGACGAAGCCGACGTCGAAGACGCGTTCCTGGATGGCTGCATCACCCTCATCACTTCGGAGAGCGTTATCTGTTTCGATGACACCTATGAGGCAAGCAACGCCCTGGTATTCGAGATCCGCGCGGCCGCCGATCGCAACTATCTCCGAGATATCTCAAAGAAGCTCAAGGAGAGCAACCGGCAGCGCACGCTGCTGGGCCGTCGCAGCGGCGGCATGGCGCCTTATGGATACTTTTGGAAAACTGCTGCCTATGATCAGCGCAAACAGATTGATGCCGCACACCATGAAGTCGTCGGTGAACTCGAAATAACCGACCTCAGCGCAGCAATCAGGTACGCACAGTCCGTACCTGAGCTGCAGCCCTTCGACGCTGCAAAATACCTTGAGGTCGCGCGACGCACAGCCGGTCCGGACGGAAACCTGCTGCCGGGCGTTGTCTGCTCAAGCGGAGAGTATGCCGTCCTCTGCGAGATCTTCGCCCGCATCCGTTGCGAAGGATATACACAGATTGTCCGAGCACTCAACCAGCGCGGGATACCTACCGCCGGCGCATCTCGATTTCGGGAAGGGTTTGCTGCGATGGTCTGGCACGACTCCACGGTCCGGACCATCATTCGCAACTTCCACTATTCCGGCTTTCCTGCACATACGGTCACCACAGACCGCAAAGGCCGCAAGGTTAAACTTCCAACAGAGAAACACATCCTTCCGAACGAAGAGCAGATGTATCCTCACCCGATCCGGCTGCCGGACCACCGGGCGCTGCTTGAGCAGATCACGGCCCGCGCAACTCCCGGTTCCGTCCGACCGCAAGGTCCATCACTGTTGACCGGCCTGCTCAAATGCAGTCAGGGGCGCCCGTGCCGTGCGAATTCGACATCCTACCAGTGCCGCTGTGATCGCGAGACCGAGCGGCACCTCGGCAGCGGCATCCGCCGAGACCCCGCAAACCGGGTAGCGATCTCGGTCCTGCGTGAGGCATTGAGCGAGATGCCCACTTCTTCGGCGCCGGCGGCCAACCAGAGACCGCAGCAAACCTCCGAGTTGATTACAATCGACCGCGAGATAGCAGGCAAGAAGCGAGACCTGGCGGACCTGCAGCGCCATGCCGCCACGTTCGCACGCTCCGGAGGCGCAGATGCCTTCGCAGCAACGATCAGCGCGCTCCGGCAGGAGATAGGGGAAGCGGAGCGGAAATACAAGGCGATCCTATCGAATGCTCAAACGCGTCAGGCAGCTGAAGCACTAAGCGCGCTAAACAAGCTGCGAGGGATCGACTTCGAGGAGTTCTGGAGCGCTGCAACCATCGTGCAGCAGCGATCAATCCTTCGCCTCGTTATCGCCGAGCTGCGCATCGTGCCACAGCCGGACAAAGGCCGACGCGTCCGAACCATAACGATTACGGTGCAGCCCTGGATCACACCCTATTATAATCCGGGCGCCATCAAGCTGGTCGGTACGCGGCGTAAGATCGAGCGTCATATTTAGGACACGCCTGTCTGCAGGCGTGCCGTAAATATGACATTAACAAACCGGGATATGTGTAGGGGTAACCGCTAAGCGGCTTGTGCGAGGCTGCAGCGGGAGGCGTGGACCTTGCCCGCCGGCGCATGGCATTCCGGGCAGGTATCGCCCAGTTCGTTGACCACGGCGACGGCTGCGGCAGGCTGGCGAGCGGTGCCGGTGGATTTGGTGGACTGAGCGGATCGCGCCTGACCGGCCGGGCGCTCATCTTCTTCGCCCAGCTCCTCGAATGCGGCAACGCCGACATTCACGCCGTCTCTCAAAGCTCGGGCCTTCGCCCGCGTCTCCGCCATTCTCAATAGGCAGGTCTGCATCGCCGGCGCGACATTGTTTGGCGCAGCATCTCCGATTCCGGTGAATGTGCGCTCTACGCCATCCCGCTCGAATACCACCGTCGCGTTACAGATCGCGACCCGGTTGTTGCCGTCCGTCGGCGCCTGGATCAGCTCGGTATGGATGGATTTCAGGCCCTGCTGTGTGGCGAGGTCCAGCAGCCCGGCATAGAGGCAGAAGGTGCGGCCCTGGCGCTCGACTAAGAATTCTTTTCTCAATGAATTCTCCCTTCAATGTTCATAATCTCCCGGCTTTCCGATATTCCGGAAAGCCGGGATTGTGTGTCTAGCAGAAGTCGCCGCTCATCATCTGCTTGTATTCTGTGCTACCGTATTTCTTGGCCGAAACGACAGGTGCCGGCGCCGCCATTTTGGGGGCAAGCGCGCGGAACTGCGCCAGATGCTTCGCGCTGAACTGCGCCAGATGCTTCGCGCTGAACCGGCGGCGATTGCGAACCTTGACTACTCGGATCGCTTCCAGCGTTTTCCACCAGCGGCAACAGAGAGCGACGAAGAGCTGGTGTTTGCAGGGTGCCCCGTTGCGGCAGTAATCCATACAAGTGCAGGTTTCGCCGGCGACGTCCACGATGTACGGCTCAGCGGCGCCGCGCTTGCCGATCAAGAATACGCCGACTGTCTTGATGCTTTCGGAGAGCGTGTAGCCCTGGCGGCCCATCTGTCGGGCTTTCTGTTCGCGGGTCAATCTCGGTTGGGTCGCTGCTGCTGTCATTTCGATTGTCTCCTTAGCGGGTTCGGGTAAACTGCAAGTGTCCCTTAGCGGGGATGCCGGTCGGGAGGGTATGAGCTCCCGGCCGGCTTTTTGTTTAGTGTCTATAGTATACGATACATCTGTAAATTTGTCAAGATATAAACCGGAAATATATTGAATATTTTCAGGATGTATGTTATCATGTGAGCATGAATCCTTCGGATCTATTGAGTATCGCGGAAGTGGCGGAGATGCACGGCGTCAGCCGGTCCTCGGTCTATCTTGCCGTGCAAGAGAATCGCCTGCAGTCACTGGTAGTGGCGCGCAAGGTGGTAGTCAAACGGTCGGATGCTGAGAAGTATGAGCCGAGGGCGTATCGAGACCGGCCCGGTATTAAGGGCAAGGGTGGCCGGCCGAAGGGCTCGAAGAATAGGCTGAAGGACGTATGATGGAACGCGATCAATCGCTGGCGGATCGAACAAGGAAACCGTGGTATGGTCTGGGGAGAATTTGGTAAAGAGCAGAAGCGGCTGCGCGAACTGAAAGGCTGGTCGCTTGATAAATTGGCAGATGAGGCACGTGTAACTAAATCTTATCTCTGGAGGATCGAGCGGAATGAGCCTCATTCACAGACCGGGAAGATGCCGAATCCGTCGCCGGATGCAATCAAGAAGATCGCAAAAGCACTGGATTGGAAACTGGAAGATGCCTTTGGACGAGCCGGGATCATTGCTGAAAACGTCATTCGCCGAGTACCGTATTCAGAGCCTCTTGCAGCAGAATTGGAGCACGTCTATGCCTTGCAATGCCGCGCTTTCAACGCCCTGCCGCCAGGTCCCATTCGCGAACGGTATATTGCTTCATTGCGTGCCGATGCTGAATTTACACTCGATATCGCGGTGAGTTTGAAGAGCGATTTACATGAGTGAGGCAAGCCGGCTCCGCCTTGAAGCGGTTGTGGGAATCTTCGGTCAACGGGGAAACTGCTGAAGATAGGATCGACGGCGTGATATGAGAGCAGATATTTTCAGGCGGGCACTGGTCTACACCTTCAGGCGGATGGCAATCGCAACTATTCTGGGGCTTGCCATGGGTCTTTTTGTCTACTTCGTTTTGCGGTACGGCGTCTTGCCGGGAATGATGAAGACGTTTCACGATACCACTTCCAAGCAGCATCAGAAGTGATCGTGCGGCGCTGGAGATGCAGAGGCGGACGGCTGGGCGATAAGAGATAACAAAGGTCGATTCGGTGAGGGAGACAAATAGGATGCGAGAAACAAAGCGAGTGTTGCTTAGCGACTTGAAGACGTTTCGGTTTGTCTGCAATAGTTGTGGCATCGCGGTTGAAATCAGCTTGGACAATGATGAACAGGTTACTCGTTTGCTGTCCAAGTCAAGCTGCCACTTTTGCAGTAATGGATCGATCGTCAACAATCAGGTTCCACCGAACTCAATGGAGCATCGACCTGTCGAGGTTCTCCGTCAAGCGTTGAAGGCTGTCGCCAAAACGCCCGGATTTCAGGTTGAGGTCGTTGTTCCTTTGGATGGGGAAGAAAGCTGACTGCGTTATACAGGCCGGGCTTTGCTTTGGGCGGCTGCTATCGGCGCCGCACGGACAACAGGGCATTGCGGCAAGCGATCGCTATTGACTCGCAACGCGCCATGAGTTTATCCGGCCGGCAGCTTTTACCTTGAATTATTTGCCGACCAGCACCGAGCTTAAGCATACGCACCGTCGCACCATCAGAATCTCTTCCAATCTCTGCTGCGCTGAATCTGCCAGTGTCGGCGACGCGATCTAGCAACCATAGAGCTGCTGCCGGGTCGGAGTCGTATTCCGATCCAGCATCCGATTCCAACAACTCATCAATTTCGCGGTTCAATAGGGACATGATCAGGTCTTTCGACAGGGGCTAAGTCCACGACTCGAGCAAACGCTCAGTATAGGACTTAACCGGCATCGGGTCTATTGCATATATGATCGAAGTCGTGCCTTCATTGTCAAGAATATGCAATGTGATAAACACCTTGCAGGTATCTTCGTACTTTCTTTTGACATGTCCAAGTACCTCGCCGAATTTCTTCACATGGTCGCCAGTGCATGAGTTGAACATCGCCATTGCGGACAATAAAAACGTATAAGGCGGCCGATTATATACCATGTTAATGGTCCGCGGCCCCGTTTCACCGATCGGAACATCAAGAATTCTGCGTTGAGCGGCGCGTAGCATGTAAAGCATGCCGATCAACTCCGTCCAATTCAGATCATTCAGAACAGGTGTGAGAACCTTTAGCTGCTCGTCCTGGCCGCTTTTAAGCGAGCGATAAGATCGCACAATCTGCTTTAGTAATTGATCTGTCTCGTAGTCTGGGCAAATATCGGCGGCGCCAGCAGATGCAAACGCCATTTCATGTTGGTATCGCACCATTTCCAGCGCGTCGGCAGCCATGATCGATTTGCCTTCTTTTCGTACCGACTCGACGAACTCCAAGAGATCTCTGGTACTTCCTCCGTTTTGCGCGAGATAATGCAAAACCTTCTCAGGTACAGTGACACATGCAGTCACTTCTCGCCCGGCTTTTCGAAGCTCGGTCTTCATTTCATCGTGCCATTGAGCTACCGCGTGCGGACCTTCGACGACCGACACAAGAACCTTATGCTTATAATCATCAAATCCGATATCGTAGGTTGTGAACAGGGACTTACCGCGCAACCTATCGCCGCTCTTCCACCTCTTTAACCATCCCTTAAGATTCTTCATATTGTGCTCAAACATCATCTCGGCAGAACCCACAGTGTTGGTCATTCCCATCAGGATGATACAGTTGTTGCAAGCCCATACCATGTCTGCGGGTTCTCGTCGGCGGCCGCTCGATTTTACTATGTCTTCCGGAAAGAAAATGAAATCAGCACCCATGGAGTGGGCCATTAATTCCGCCACAATGCGTTCTTGAACACTCGCAGCCTTACTAAGAAGTTCGTCTGCTTCTTCGGTACCCATCTACTTGAAGTCGTTCTTTCACACCAAATGGCCCGCTTCACACCCCTGGCCGGATGCAAGGCGAGCCATTTAGTAGAGCGAGGCGATACCTCGCATCCGGTATGAAATTGGGGCAGTCGCGGGCCAGCGCAACTTACCAATATGAACATGTTATCTCCACGGCAACTAGAATCCTTCCATGTTAGCCACTCGGCACGGTAAGAAGCCGTATGTACTCCTACTGCTGCTGCAGATCCGGCGCCCAGTGGTCCGGTCCGCTGATCCCCACGTAAGACGCCACGCAGCGCCAGGCGTTCACGAGGTACCGATCAGCTTACTTGGGTGCAGCCTTTGCCCGGTACCGCCGGCTGCGCTCTCTAATACTGACCGGGCAGTTCCCGAGGTGAGGGAGTTTACCGCAACTGCAGGGCTTGAGGTTTGTCCGCTCCTTCGGCGCCTTGCGCTCTAAGCTCGGCTTCGGAACGTGTTCCTTCCGCGGCGGGCCGCCGGGAAATCCGTGCTTTTCGCTGATGACGCGGCAGATGATGCTCAGCACGAACTCGCAGCCCAAGCCGGTCTCACATGCGATCCTGGTTCGGTCCGGAGCGGCGCCATTGTCGACACACTCCAGGATGTAGGCTCGGGTCTGGGGCGGAATCTCCGGGATCATCTACCGAATCGGCCGACGTCGAGCCGGTCCGCCGATTCGCGCGATGCTGGGGCCGCTTCGGAACCAGTTCGGCCAAACGCCGACGGGCTTGTGATAGACCGTTACTTTGGAGCATTCCGATATGAGCCAAAAGGAATACGTCAGCTCCTCTTCCCGCGGCAGGCGCTTCCTCAGTTTCTCATAAGCCAGCTCGAGCCGGTTGCCTACGGTATTCCGGTGCACACGAAACCCCTGTGCGATTTCCTCCTGGTTGTACCCGTCCAACCATGCCTGCACCAGCGCTTTCTCGTGATCCGTAAGGCAATCCGGTAGCGGCCTTTGACCCATCACAATCGGCGGCGCCACTACGTTGCGCGCCTCCATCAGTTCAACCAGGATCGGGCGATGCGCGGACTGCTTGCGTTCGGCGGAGCGGATCCGGCTCATCAGGTGCGTCAGCCACGACAGAACAGAGACCTGGGAAGTCGTTTCGCGGAAATCCGCGAGGTGATTGAGGGCGCGCAGACATGTCTCCTGTACCAGATCTTCCGCGTCATCATCGGAGCGGGCACCGAATCGCTGGGCGGCCAGAGACAGCAACGAGGGGCGGACTTGTGGGATCAGGGCGGCGAACTCTTGAGCTGTAAGCATAGGACTCCACTGTCGAAATGATGAGGCTGCCTTGCTTTGATCATACACCGCGCATGCAAAGTAGTAAGTAGAATTGTGCAATAGCGCTCTAAAGGGGGCTAAATAGCATAGAGTTAGTGTGACAGTCGATGCGGGGTGGGGCAGTTGGTAGCCCGCCTGGCTCATAACCAGGAGGTCGCCGGTTCGAGTCCGGCCTCCGCTATATCCCTTCATGTCTCTTTTGAGATTGGCTGCCTTAGTAAAACTTAGTATTTTTCGATGACCGATAAACAGCAGTCCTTTGTATCCGCCTACCTTGGCCGCGCTCATCTTAATGCCACGGAAGCTGCTCGAATAGCCGGGTATCGTTACCCGAATGTCCAGGGCGCGCAGCTTAAGAAGGAGCCGGAAATCGCTGCAGCGATTTCCGCGAAGCTCAAGGAGCAGTCCCTTGGTGCAGACGAGGTTCTTCGCATTCTCAGCGACCAGGCGCGTGGAACTATTCAGCACTTCATCAAGGTCACCGGAGACGAAGTAACGATCGATCTTTCAACTGAGCAGGCCAAGGCGAACCTACATTTGCTGAAGAAGGCGAAGACAAAGCGCCGTTCGGGTGGTACGAAGGATGCGCCCTGGGAGGAGATCGACACAGAGCTGGAGCTACATGATCCGCAGGCCGCAGCGGTCCAAGTCGGCAGACACTATGCAATGTTCACCGATAAGACAGATGGGAGCGTAACGGTAAACGGTGTCATCGGCTACGATATCACCCCGCCAGACGGCAACGGACCTGGCGACGATCACTCCACAGAAGAAGATCGACTTCCGCCCGCATAGAGGGCAGTGGCGAGCGTGGAACAGTACCCGGCGGTTCATTGGCGTCATTGCTGGAACGCAGAGCGGAAAGACCGCGTTCGGTCCGCATTGGCTTTATCGCGAGATCCAGCGTTGCGGACCGGGCGACTATCTGGTTGTAACACCAACTTTCTCGCTGCTCGAAAAGAAGGCGCTGCCGGAGTTCCGTAAGCTGTTCGGCCGATGGCTGCAACTCGGCACTTACGTTGCAAGCCCGGTCCGAAAATTCACATTCAGCGAATACGGCAGTCGACGTACCTTCGGCAGTTACGACCCCGATAAGCCGACGGTCGTCTTCTTCGGATACGCGGAGGATCCGGAGAGCCTTGAGAGTGCCACCGCCAAGGCGGCCTGGCTGGATGAGGCCGGACAGAAGAAATTCAAGCTGGCGTCGTGGGAAGCGATCCTGCGGCGCCTTTCGCTTGCGCAGGGTAGGGCGCTGATCACCACAACGCCCTACGATCTCGGATGGCTCAAACAGCAGATATACGATCGGTGGAAGCACGCGAAGGCGACAGGGGCGCCGTGCGACTACGACATCATCAATTTCGACAGCACCGAAAACCCGATCTTTCCAAAAGCTGAGTTCGAACGCGCACGGCGGGAGTTGCCGCCGTGGAAGTTCGACCTCTTCTACCGCGGGATTTTCACGCGGCCTGCCGGACAAATCTACGACAGCTTCATCGACGAGTATCAGCCGGTTGGTCACAAGTGTGTGCGGTTTGCGCTACCCGACCATTGGCCTCGCTTCCTCGGTCTGGACTTCGGCGGTGTGAATACTGCGGGCATGTTCTACGCTCAGGAGCTCGGGGCAGACAAGCAACCTACCGGCAGACTGTTTGCCTATCGAGAATACAAAGCCGGGGGACGAACGGCGAAGCAGCACGCGGCCGCGCTTCTGGAAGGCGAGCCGATGGTTCCGGTCTGTGTCGGCGGGTCGGCGTCCGAAGGGCAGTGGCGAGATGAGTTTCGCGCCGGTGGATTGCCGGTTATGGCGCCGCCGATCAAAGACGTAGAGATCGGTATCAACCGTGTCTACGGCTGCCATAAGCAGAACTTGATCATTGTGTTCGACGATCTCTCCGGATATCTGGATATGAAGGTGCGATATAGCCGCGAGCTGGATGATGCCGGCGAGCCTACGGAGAAGATCGAGGACAAAGAGACGTTTCACTTCCTGGACGCGGAACGCTATATCATTTCGCGACTGGTGCGCGGTCCGGTCGTTCATGAGATACAAATGGCATGAGCCCTCTCAAACTCTTCTACTACCTCTGTGCAATCGGCGGCGGCGGCCTGGTGATCGGTCTGTGCGTTCTGTTCGTGTTGCTGCTATGGGTTCTGGTAATCGGCTGGTCGAAAAGGCCCGCCGTGAATGCGGATGATGCCTAACCATGCCGAACAACTTCGCAACCAGCGTCAAGAGCGCGTTAGCCGCGGGCATCAAATCGGTTTTCGGTCTTAGCGCGGGCGGCAACGGCATTATCGGCAATGCCGGTTACGGGTGGCAGGGCGGCTCTACGCCGTTCAGCCGCTACGCCGGATCCGCGGTCGATTGGGCCAAGGTCACTGGTGATCTGGCGAGCAACGCGATTGCGCTGACGTGCCTGAACATCATTTGCGACAACTACGTTGCGGCACGGATCAAGGTCGAAGAGAAAAGCGACACCGAGGATAAGTTCGAAGCGATCGAAGATCACCCGCTGCTGCCGATCCTGAAGAAGCCCAACCCGTTCTACTCCTGGAACTATCTCACAAAGGGCATCCTGGCTTCCATGCACGGTCAGGGAGACGGGTACATCGGGATCGAGCGCGATGCCTACGGAGTCCCTGCTGAGTTATACTGGCTTCCGTATGGTATTCGTCCACGCTATGCCGAAGACGGCCGCAAGCTGATCGGATGGATCTACGCGCAGCAAGGCGGCCGGGAGCAGAAGGTCCCGCTTCGTGACGTGATCCATATCCCGATGGGCGCGAATCCGAAGCGGCCGGGATTCGGTATGCCGGTCTCGGAGGTGCTGAAACAGGATCAGTACAGCCTGCAGCAAGACGGCAACTACCGCGCCAACATCATGCGCAATAACGGCGCTATCGGTGTAATCATCAGCCCGAAGCAGATCAAAGATCAGTACGGTGAAATCACCCAAGCGAGGGCGGATGCGCAAGCGGTAGTCGATCTGTGGAAGTCGAAGACACAGAACGACAAAGCAGGTGATCCGATGTACCTGGATTATCCGCTGGATGTGGTGTTTCCGAAGAACAGCCCGCAGGATCTCGCGATTAACGAGATGATGGATCGACCGGAGCACAACATCTGTGCCGTGATGCGAGTCTCGATCCTGCTGGTCGGCGCCTACGGCGGGCGCCATGCGAAGACCTTCGCCAACTACGCGGAGGCGCGCCAGTCCCTCTGGGAGGAGTGCCTGCTGCCGCTGCAGAGCATCATCTCCGCGGAGTTGACCACGCAGCTCCTGCCGCAGCTCGGAGGCGACGCGGAGAAGCAGCGGGTCGCTTACGATGTCGGAGGCATTCGCGCGCTGCAGCCGGACCTCGATAAGCTGCATGAGCGTATCCGCAAGGATTTCGAGGCGAACATCATCGACCTCTATACCGCGGAGATCGAAAGCAAGCGGGTTCCGGATGAGAAGCACAAGGGCCTCTACAGCTTCATGCTGCCCAAGGTGACGGATACCGGGCTGGTCGATGGCGGTGTACTCGCATGGATTGGTGTCGAACAGAAGCCGCCGGAACCTGAGCCCGTGCCGATGATGAACGGCAACGGGACCGGTAAGCCCTTAAATGGTGCGAATCCGAAGATGATAGCCGGGAAACTGAGTTAGCTACAGTTTCGATCGTGAATGTGGCGCCCGCGCTGAAAAGTGACGGGCTCTTATTTTGCCTGGTCTGTGGGAGTAACGCGCTATGGACGAGATATTGGTCAATCAGGGCGGTTCAGTCAAAGCCGCCGGCGATGGGCGCGTACAGGGATACCTGATCCAGTTCAGCGATGCCGACAATCCCGATCTGTCCGCGATGAAAGACTTCTTCCGGCCGACCACGGACTACGATTTCGAAGACGGGGACAAACGCAGCATCTACTTCCACCATGGGCTCGACAGCACGCTTAAAACCCGCAAGCTCGGCCGCGTGGAGATGAAGACCGATGAGGTCGGCGTGTGGGTGGACGGCATCCTGAACATGCGCGACGATTACGAGCGCGCCGTCTATCAGCTCGCCGCGAAGGGCAAGCTCGGCTGGAGTTCCGGCGCGCCGGCGCATCTGGTGCAGCGGCAGAAGGTGGAAGGCAAGAACGCCCATGAGGTCCTGCACTGGGTCATCAGCGAAGCCAGTATGACGCCGAATCCGGCAGACCCGCGCAATGAAGTCGTCGCGATCAAGACCGCAGATATGAGCGTGTCGCTGTTCGCCAACCTCCTGCGCGAGATGGAAGGCAAGCCGCCGATTGAGACCAAGAGCGTGCTGGGCGACATGACGCCGGATATCGTGGCGGCGGCGTTCGACCGGCTTTCCTCCAAGCTCTCCCGTTTCGTGTATCAGCAGCTCTGGGGCGATAGCTGGGGTTGCTGCCGGCCCGCGATGTCCGACGATGCCGATGCTAATGATCCAATCGACCGCGAGATGATCGTTCAGGCGCTGGATGAGTACAGCTCGACGCTGTTAGCGGTCTTGGATGCGCTTCTGGCATTGCCGAAGGCCGACGCGACCGCTACGAAGTCTTTCCTCGCTCAGTTTGATCGAACCGGCAGTAAGGACGTGGTTACGCTCCTTTCCGCCATGCCGATAAAGACCTACCTGGAGACAATGGGAGCCGTTGTGTCCGATTCCGACCGCCGGTTGGCGTGGTACGCCGAGCAGCGGGAGATCAAGCAAGGCAGGGCCATCAGCTCTGAGAACCTTGCTTCCATGCAGGACATTCACGACGGGATGAAGTCGCACCTTGAGCGCCTCCGAGCGATCATCGACAAGCATTCCCCGAAGTCGGCCAACCTCGGAGCCCGCGAATTCGCCCGGTATCTGGCGATCGGGGCCTCCGGCGCGGGCGCAACCATTAGTTTCTAGGAGAATTCAATGGGATACGTTATTCCAGATGCTATCAAAACCTCGGTCGAAGAGGCTGTTAAAGGCAAATCGCTTGCTCAAGTCGTGAAATTGCGCGACGCGAAGATGGCGGAACTCGGTTCGGTCTTCGAGAAGAGCGACACCGGTCAGATGGACGAGAACGGCAACAAGATCTTCGACTTTACCAAGGGCGGCTATGCGCCGACCGAGGTCAAAACGCGCAACGACGAACTCACGGTGTTCGGTGAGAAGGTCGATGAGCTGAAAGCGAACGACGAAGCCTATAAGGCGTACCAGGCGCAAGTTCGCGAGCAGGGACGCGTCAGCAACCAGTTTGCCGGCGGCAACAACGGAGCGCAGCAGGACGACAAGGACAAGAACTCCTACGAGCGCCGAGAGGGGATCAAGTCGCTTGCAGCGGAGTTCGGCGCGAACGAAGCCTATAAGTCCTGGAAAGAGAACAAGCAGGGCTGCGTCATCGAAATCAAGGACGGAGTTCCGGCTCTCCTGGACGGCGTAAAGACCACGATGACGACCACGGCCGGCTATACGCCGTATGTGCCGCCGGATATGCGGGTAGTCTTGTCCGCTCAGCGCCGCATCATGGTTACGGACCTCATGCCGAACGTGGATGTGAACAGCCAGTTCGTCGCGTTCGTCCAGGAGACAACCTTCACCAATAACGCGGCGGCCGTCGCTGAAGGCGCAACCAAGCCTGAGAGCGCACTGGTCTACACTCGTGTGACGGCGCAAATGGGCAAGGTCGCGACCACGCTTCCGGTCACTCGCGAGCAGTTGATGTTCGTGAACGCAATGGAGGCGCTGCTGAAAAATCGGCTCGGCTTCCAGGTGAGGTTGGAACTGGAGCGAGAAGTCCTGCTGGGTTCCGGATCCTCGCCTGAAATGCGCGGTATTCAGAACACGGTCGGTATCCAGACGCAGGCGCAGTCCACCGACGACGTGTTCACCGCAATACTCAAGGCAATCACCAAGGTCAACTCTACGGTCGGAATGGCGGATGCTTCCGCAATCGTCATGAACCCCAACAACTGGCTGACGGCCCGAACGGTCAAGGATACGACCGGCCGGTTCATTCTGGGTAATCCCGACGAGATCGGGCCGCCCCGGGTTTGGGGTCTGCCGGTCGTGGCGACTATCGCCGAGACTGCCGGCACCGCGCTGGTAGGGGACTTCCAGACCTATTCCGAGCTTGACCGCGGCATGGACCTGACGGTGGAACTCGGCTACATCAACGATGACTTCACCAAGAACATCGTCCGGATGCTGGCCGAACTCTTCGCAGTCGTCCTGGTCTATCGCCCGACCGCCTTCTGCACCGTCACCGGCCTGGCCTAAGCGTCAGCGTGCAAAGATCCTGCGCCTCTCGCATCCGTGCGAGAGGCGTTTTCATAGGAGGTTTTAACCATGGCTGCAGCAGCCGGGACCGTCATCGAAGGCGGTAATACGATCCAAGGGACGCTCGGCCCTATTCGAAATCCAGGCGTACCCGTTGGCGGAACGAATGAAATGTGGACTCTTACGATCGGCGGCTCTCCCACGGCCGGCCCTACCTCCGGTATCAAGTTCAATTACCAGGGCCTGGTATCGGACTTGTGTCTCTGGAGTGCGGTGAGCGCGACGTTCGTGACCAATCTTCAGGCATGCCTTGATGCGTTTTTCGGGTCAGGGGCGACCGTGGTTACGGACGGCACCTCGACCAATGGCGTCGGTACGTTCGTTATCACGTTCTCGGGCGCGCTTCTCGCCAAGCGAAATTTGTCGGCCGTGGCGACGATCACCAATCTCCTGACGGGTTCAAGCCCAACCGCTACCGCTGCGCGAACAACTCCGGGGGTAGATGCGACGGCGCGCGGGTTGGGTGTCGGCGGGAAGCTGCTCGACATAACCAATGGTGTGGATTACACCAACACCGGTACCGCCGCCGCTCCAACTCACACCAAAACCGGAACACAGTCGTAAGGGAGGGCTTGAACCGTGGCGATTGACATTTACAACGATCCCGGCGCTGAGAGGCGGGGCGAAATCATCCGGCGCGTCAACCAGGCTCTGCCGGGCGGGGAGACGATACGGCCCGGTAAGGCGCTCTGTCTGACCGAGGATAACCGTGTCGTGGAGGCGGATGATCCGGAGGCTGCGTTCGTGCTGGTAGGCGAACACGGCACGCTCCCGGCCGACATTGCGAAAGAACTCGGGATCGAGGAGTACCAGCGCACGAAAGAGGAACAGGCGGAAGCAGACGCGCGCATTGCGGCCGGCAAAGGCAATGTCGGGATACCCCCGAGCGCTGCCGCTGAAGCGGCGCAAGCGGAGCCGATCACACCGGCGGCTGAAGCGGTCATTAACGCGTCGGACCCGCGTGGACTCACGACAGTAGACGAGAAGGGCGCTGTGATTAACTCCTCCGCAACGGAAGATGAGCCCGCTGAACCGGAACCTGTGATGGCTGAAGAGAAGCCCGCTGAACCGGAGAAACCAGCGGCTGAAGAGAAGCCCGCCGGGAAATCTGCAAAACCGGGCAGGTAGCAGAATGTGCCGACCGATGTTCTTCCATCTCGGTCGGCGCTTCCTTATTAAAGAGACTGACGAATAGCCATGCCTAACCCCGGCTCAGCAGACTTGCAGCGGTTCCTGATCGCCTCCGGCTTGTTCAGCAACCCGCCGACCGCCGCGCAGAAGTATATGGATTTGCGGGGCGCGATGGATGCGGCGAAAGAGGAATTCGAGCGATTGACCGGCTACCTGCCGTTCCTCAGCAGTGGCGAGCAGGAGACGCGCACATTCGACGGGCCGGAAAGCTCGATCCTGCAGCTGCGTGCGGGTCTGCTGTCTCTCACCAGCCTGGTCATCAACACCGTGACGTATACCGAGAATTCCCAGTTCGTGCTGCAGCCGACCGACGCGCCCGGGCGGAGGCTGCCGTACACCTATGTCGACTTCGGCAGCGGCTGGCAGTCCGGCGGATACGGGCTGGGCTCCGATTTCGCGTCGGGCTTCGGTGCGGGATCGGCGGTCGGTCTGGGCTATGTCGGCGGCGGTCGGCGCGCGATCAGCATCACCGGCGTCTGGGGATACTGCGCGACGCTGCCGGCGGACGTGAAGCAGGCATTGATTTCGTTCGGAGCGGCCCGGGTGGCGCCGCGGCTGATGCATAGTGTGACAGGCGGCTTGAAACAACAAAAGGTCGGCAATGACAGCTGGACGTGGGGCGAAAACTTCTTCGGCGGGCAGATGAGCGCCTGGGACGCTGAGTTCCAGGAGGCCGTGAGAAAGTACAGGTTATTCCGGCTATGAGCAACGGCGCCGCCCTCCTGGCATCCGCAAAGGCCCGCGTGGCCGCCGATGGGCAGATCCTGACTGTGAGGCGTGCTGCAGTGCCACATGGCACAGCACCGACGGATAGGCAGGTTGGGTTCCTACCGCAGCCGATGAAGATGGCGACGGGTGCGCTATCCGCTGAAGGGTCTGCTGCAGCCAATGATCCGAACCGGCATGACTTCGTCACACCCGGTGACAGCGATGTGCGGCAGAAGGATCTGATCCTTGCTTATGACGGCACCAATTGGCGAATCCAGAACATCACCGGCAACCCTATCGGCGGGATTCGACCGTGGCTTCATTGCGAGTCGACTCGCGAGTAAACGATGCGATCTGTAAAGCGAGCTGCCTTCCGGTCGGCTCAGCGTATGCGGCCCGGGCATTCGTATCTGCGGCGCAGCGAGACGCGCAAGGCATCCGAAAGCCCGGCGGAGCAGGATCAGCCTGCCGATTCCGAACAGGATCTGCGATGGGAACAGCAGGTCGATGCACTGCTGGAAGCCGCCTTTAACGACTGAGAGAAACAGATGCCAGTTACACCCGGTCTCTCAGAAGCCGCGCCTGACGCGATTGTCACCTATCTGAAAAGCAAGATCACCGACCTGGACGCTCGGCTCGATCGGGACGATCAGACGCCGGGTTTGACGCCGACTGCAGCAGGGCAGATTTACCGAGGCGACCCGAAGATCATGGCGCCGTCGGCCTGGTGGGTTACGGTGGTCGGCGCCAACGCCAACGGCCGGGAGATCCAGAGCACCTTCGAGCTGATGGGTGAGAGCGGCGGCCGCGGCTTTTATAATAAATGGTGGGGGACGATCTCTGCCTATGTGAGTATCGACACCACCTTTGACGATGATTCGTTCGTCAGCGTCGCGACACGGGATCGGCTGCTTTCGCGCCTGGCGGACTGGCTGAGGATTGACTGCTTTAATCAGCAGGCCACGCTGTTGCTCACGCTTACCAGTCAGGAGTTCAGTTCGGGCTTACAGTTCGACCAGCTCAAAGGGAACGTGCTGGAATACATCGACCGCGGCGAGGCGCCGAAGGGGTACGGCGAGACTGATTGGGTACCGTGCATTCGCGCTCACTTCGTCGGAGACTTAGCATAAGAGGGATGAAATGTCAGATACAAAAGAGCCATCGACCGCGCCCGCCGAAACGAAGACTGCGGCATCTGAAGAGCACGCTCCCACTCTGAAGCAAGTTGCAGCAGAGGCCCGCGCTAAGGCCGTCCGCAGCCTGGAGCGGATCATCAAGGATCTCCCGGAACCCGGAGACAGCGGCGACCTGCATCTCTCCGGCACGCGTGCGCAACTCCAGCACTGCATCGACCTCATCAATCTGCACCCGTCGCACGCTTAAGGATATACGACCGTGACAAACTATTCCGATTGGGGCGGTCCCGGCTCCGTCATCCTGAAGAAGACGCTCGGAAGCGGGCCCTTCACCTTGAACTCGCAGGTGACGATCCCCTCCGCGATCGTGCAGCCCTTCAAGCCGCTGAACACGACTTATCTGCAGGCGATCAATGCGGCGCAGGGAACCTCGCTGTCCGTGGCTGGCAACCAGACCCCGGCGATCGCGCTCCGAACCTATTACAAGCCCACGTGGGGGACCGCGGCGCTGCTGAAATCGCTCATCCAGTTCCGTGACACGACCACTTTCTATACAGACCAGTTTGCGATGCAGGTCAAATCGCAGTATCGAACGCGGAAGTTCTCGAAGGGGCGATGTACGGGCCTTACGATCACGCATACCAAGCAGGGCAACCAGCCGGGGCCGATCATCGTCGATATGGGCTTCGTGTTCATCTATGGCGATCTAGGCGGCGCGCCCGACGATCCTTCGCCTCCGACGTTTTCGGCTGCAGCGACCGATGCGGGTCAGGCGACGAATGCGGGGCAGGTCGCGTGGGCCACGGCTACGCAGGTAAAGAGCTTCCAGCTGCAGATGAACTGCGTCCAGGAATATCAGTTCTCGGATAACAACACGCTCTTTGCTGACGATATCGCAACCGGACCTCCGGACGGCGGGCTCGCGCTCGTGCAGTCAGACAGCTACACCGCAGCGCCGACCACAACGGACACGCTGAGCCTCGGCGGGGTAGGCGCGGGAATAGCTATCGCTCTCAACTTGGACCTGCACACGCCGTTCACGCCGCAAGACGGCGGTTTTATCAAATACAACAGCGCGTTCAAACTTGCCAACTTGACCACCGGCGGAATTCCGTGGGACATCACGGCACTCTAAGGAGAAGACTTGAAGCAGGCGAAGATTTTTATTATCAATAATGGCGAAGACCCATACGCGCTCCTAGATTCCGACGCCAACTTCTATGCCGTTGCTGACTGGGAGCTAAAGACGATCAAGAAACCCCCGGAGGAATTGGAGAAGGACACGAACGGAAAGGGTCGATGGCTGACCCTGGAACTCAAACCGGCAAAGTCGGGGCTTGACCGCGAAGCGAAACAGCGGTGCCTGGTTGGGGATGCACTGACAGGGTTCAGGAATGACACTCTGCTGTTGCCCGGCAACCAGTTCGAATTGTTCGTTTCGAGTTGGCGGTGGGCAGACCGCGACGGCGACGACCCTCCGAAGCTGAAGGCCCCAACCGTTGATGTATTCGAATCCTTACATCCGAACGTAGCGGATAGGATCAGAATGACGCTGGATTGGCACATCCGGCCTAACATCTCGGTAGACGCTGATTTTTTTTCCGGATTGAGCGATCTGTCCACGCAGTCCTTGGAATCGAACCCTGCCAAATCCGAGCCGACGACCTCCACCCCGGAGTAAGGCTGTTCCTGGAAGAGCGGGCCGGAATGCCGCCGTTCTACCGTTCTAGGGAAAACATGGACGTGGAGACGCACGAGGTTTACCTGCATTGCCGGGGCATGGAGTTAGAGGCGCAGCAGGCAGACTCACCTCAGGAACCGGCACAGGGCGAAGTCCCAGCGCCGGACTTGTTCGACCTGGAGGCATATGGGCCGATGAACGTCGGGCTTTAAACGCCTTTGCCCGTGGGAGGAAAGCGTTACCGGGGTAACAGTTTTTAGCCTTCCCAGACAAGCGGACGCCAATCGGGAGGAATGATACCATCTCGAATAGCGTTCGAGATCATGCCTCTATGCCGAAAATCAGCGCGGAGAACATGACAGCGGCGGCATAAAGTTCGCAAGTTTGATAGTTTGTTCGTCGCATTCTTGCCTGATTGGATGTGGTCAATGTGGCAAGTGTCGATTTCTAAGGGCGTCTGACAGCGGACGCACTTTCGCCCGTCGCGCTGCCAGACTTTAACTCGAATAGCGTCCCATATTTCTTTCGGAGGTCGTTTTTTAGGCACTCTTTCAAACCCTTGTCTCGCCTTGCCTAACCCGTACACGCCAAGGCCCGCCGTAACTCGCCACGCCGGACCGTGTCAAGCCGGACCCGGTAGTACCCTAGCCCAATTGAGCTAGGATTCTGGAAGGATGTCAAACGATTCGACCGTGAAGCGGCCAAACCCTACCGACCGACCATCGGCCAAGCCGACAAGTCTGCCGGCATCGATCAATACAGTTTCCATCTGAGTTCTATTGACGACCGTCTTATCAAACAGCATATGGAATGTAGTTTCCCAACCGGGAGCGGCCGCGATCCGATAGCGAACGTTTCGGCCTTTCGTTGCGGGGTTCTTTACACTACAAATGTGCATGTAAACCGACTGGCTTGCCTCGGTCGGGATTGGTTCAGGCGGTACGACCAAGGGTTTGCCGTCGCGAGTAAACAGGATACGCTCATCATCGATCTGGAGCGTAGCAGCGACAGCGGTCTGAATGGAACCGCGTCCCGACTTGGTGTATTTCGCTGCATCACGACACATGCCGAAAATGTAAGTCGGATGCACAAACAACTGCCTTTCTGCGGTCATAAGGACCGTCTTTTTCCATTCTTCGGGGTCGTTACCCGCAACGCCGGTTCGCTCTTGCTTTTCGAGCGGAATCGCGTCGGGGCCGAACTGGTGCCAGAGAATAGACCGAGTACCTTTGATTCTGACGCTTGCCTTGATGACGTTTGCCATGAGAATCTTTCTGCCTGCCTACAATGCCGACAGGCGGGCGGTTTCGACTAGATCAGTAATCCTGCGGCGCGGCAAGCATTGATAGCCTGCACCCTGTTGCAAACAGCGAGCTTCTTGTAAGCGTTCGATATGTGATAATCGACCGTCCTTTTGCAAACGTATAGCTGATCGGCAATTTCCTTGTTGCTCAATCCAGTAGCGACAGCAGTAAGAACGACGACCTCTTGACGGGTAAGAGGCAAACCAGTCTCATCTTTTACTGATGGAACGTGAGGCTTACGGGCATTGGTCGGGCGGGCCTGAAGCCCCGCGAGTGACGTACAGTTCTCGAAGCGTGTAGCGATATTATTCATTGGTGTCTCTTTCCGGCCGACCATCGACCAACCGTATACTGTGGATTAGGTCCGCCATTTTTTCAGCGCAATAGGCATCGATTACCGCAACAAGGGCGGCATAACTAGCGTCTACGGCAGCATCCGCCAACCGGACGCGCAACGCCTGCTCATCTTGATAGTTGCGAGTCCTCATCCTTGCGCGCCGTACCTCGCAGTTGATATGCTCTCCTGCGGCGGTCTGAAATGTCGGGGACTCGCTGATCGATGTGCAGTACTTGTTATCCGGCATTGTCCTTACCCTTCCTATCAGGCAGCAAGGGTAAGGACAAAGGACCGACCTCGATAGGTCGGCTCTATCGTGCACGAGCAGCGGCAATCGCTGGACTCGCAGAAATCGCAGAAGTCTTCGGGCGAGGTTTCCGGCCTGCGGGCCATGTGTTCTGCGATTGCCCGTTCCTGGCGCTCGATCTGGTTCGTACGCGCTTCGCGGAGTTCGGCATTCGCAGGATCACATTCGCTGAAGCGATCCTTGAGGATTTGAAGGTAGCTCTGCATCGATTGCAGGTTCTCTGCCCAGGTGGCGGGCTGGACGGTGCCGCGATGGTGGCCGCGATAATCGCGGGATCGAACACGGGCAGAAAGTGTGGTTGCGGTTGGCATTTCGTTGGTCTCCTTTGCGGTAAAGGGTAAACTGAAAGCGTCCCTTTGCGGGATGCCGGGAGGTGGTCTCAACACCGACCGGCTTATTTAGTTTACTGTGTATATTATACACCTATATTGTGTATACGTCAAGCCCGAATCCGGTGTTTTCAACATTTATTTTTGTGTATTTGTGCTGTATACTATCAGCATGGAGAACACTGAACAGTCTGCACGCAAACGAGGCCCGGTGCCGGGGCCAAAAACAGAACGTTATCAGGTTCTTTTAGACCCAGACGCAGCCGATTGGGGAAAGCGGCAACCGGGCGGCCTTTCAGAACTGCTTCGTAAGCTTTTGAGCGATGCGTACGAAAAAGCGAATTCTAGTCCATCGGGCTAGAATGAACGGGCCATGGTGAGCCAAGGTTAGGTCTGGTCCGGCGGGGTCTGGCTTGGCGCGGCGGGGCAAGACAAGACAAGGGTTTGAAAGCAGGAATTGAATAGGTGCAGAGTCGAATAGCGCGTCAACTCGGTTGCATTAGAGAAGACGCGATGAACACACTACTTTGGGTTGTCGTAGGATTGTTGATATCCGCAGGTGGTATAGGCCTACTCTTCGCCGTACTGCTCGCTATGAACACTAACGAATCGGGCGCGGTAGTTGCATTCATTATCGGTGCGGCCGGCGTGGTGTCGTTGTTCACAGGTTTAATCGGAGCATTTATACTGCACCGGAAGTGAAGCGGTTTATCAGGTTCACAAGGAACAGGAGCGATCTCAATTAGAGATCGCTCCTTCTAGTTTGGCGGTGAAGCTTGCGCAAACGAGTTGAAGTTGAATTAGACATAAGCGAAGCTGCCCATCGGCTTCAGACACTTATCTGCTCTTCCTGATCCTGCTTAGAAAATAACAGTGCGCGATAATTTGCAGGCTGCCACCCCGTCCGAGATTAGGGCGGGTTTTTTGTTGCCTGCTCGGAACAATCATGGCTCGTAAAGTCGTTCAGGTAGATTTAGACATATCGGCTGCAGTTGCGAAGGTGCAAGAACTTGCAGCGCAACTCGACAAGCTGCGAACGGAGTCTAACATCTCGATCGGGGCACAGGGCTTGCCTGGAAACGGCTTAATGGGCACGTTTTCAAGCTCATCCGGTCCCGGCATCAATCCGGCCACGACCGGCGGCGTCACCATGTCCGGTGGCAGCGCGTCGGTCTCCGTACCTGGAAACGTCGCAGCAGGGCCGCCATCTCTGGGGGTCTTCGGATCGGGATTCGGAACCGGGCAAATGAACATGGTTTCCGGCACGGTTGCGGGCACACCTGCTAACGGCCGGGTTCCGTCGGATAGCGAATACGATTTCAGTGTGTCGTCTGGGTCCGCGCCGGATCAGCCTGGTTGGGCGGACGGCGAACAGTTCGCATATGTGAGAGGGCACTTTCGGCGTCACCCGCGCACGGGCAGAGCAGGTGGAGCAGGAGCACCTCCACCTCCATCGGCTACCGTATTTACCGAAGCCAGTGCGCCTTCTGATGATGACATGGGCGCACCCCCCATGCCGGTCCCTCCAACCGGCGGGGCAGGTGGGGGTGCTGCTCGTCGGCGTCGGCGCGCACGCGGTAACAATAACCGAGACGATGATGATTTCAACTTCGAGGACTACATCGGCTTTCGTACGGCCCGAGAGTTGGCACGTGGTGCGTCAGACGTTGCGAACGAATATACACGGTACACGATTTCGGGAGAACCCAATCCGCTAGCCCTGGGACAGAGCGCAGGTCTTCTAGGGGGAGGACTCTTTGCAACCGGACTGATTGCAGGCGGGATGGGGCTAGGGCCAGCGGGCATGATCGGTGCGATAGCGGCCCCGCTTATTGGCGCGGGCGTTAACGCATTTCAGGCCCCCGCCATTCAGCGACAGAACATTGCGGCATCCTTTTCTGTTTATGGTGCAGCTTCAGGGCAAGATCCCAATGGCTTAGCGTCCGGCGCGGCTCAGATCGCCTCGCAGCAGAATTCAATGTTCTATGCGCAAGGCTATGCGCAGAACGTTGCGACCGGTAACCCGGTGCGCGACTTTATCGGCGGCGCCTGGGCGACAGCGGATAACTACCTGCGTCGATGGGGAATGCACGTTGGTACCGACCAGATCAGCGCGCAGGACGTTGCTGCAATAGAACAGGCGGTTGGTTCGGCTGCATCCTCTGTTGGAGAGACGTTGACGCCTGAACAGTTGAGAAGTGCTTCTCAGCGATACGTGAGCATGGGCGGCCCAACTGGCAAGCCACTGTCTCAGGCTTCTTCTGCGGCAGTGTCGCGGTTGGGAGAGAGCGGCGGTAACCTGTTTTCGCTCTCATTGCGGGTTGGGGCGGATGCTACAAAGCTCGCAGCGAATATGCTTGGAATGCCCTTCGACGTCGAACAGGGTCGAAAAGATGCATGGGATTATCAAATAGGACAATCCCATATCGCAGGCGCGGAAGCGATCGCATCCGGTCTTGGATCAGAATACGAACGCTCCGCCTTCAGCGGTAAGACCACGTTTGCACGCCGGCCAGAATTCGATCGGATGCAGGCGGCACTGAGGGCTGATTATGACCTGACGGCCAGCGAGTATAACCGAATGCAGTCCGGCCCGCAGCGTGACAGTGTAGAAGCGAAGGGGCTATTCGCGCGTGGGCAGCAAGACCTTCTCCAGATAGATCGAAACCAAGCGCAACGATCCGAAGGGATTGTTGGAGACATCAGCGCAGCAGGGCGGGCAAACCTTGCGGCGGCGAACTATCAGACGAGTATGGCAAACCTCTTCGGGGGTGAGGCGGACTTGAGGCGGGCCGGGGCTTCCACATTCGCAACGCTCATGGATACGGCGAATCGCTTAGAGGCCACAATCGGACTGCCGGGACAAACCGCGCAGCAGATGTACGATCAGCGCGCACTGGTCTCCGCAACCAGAGGCCAAGCTTTGCAACAGCGCACGCAACTGGTAGATGCGGGGCAACAACGGCGCTTCTTGTCTCAGGACGTGAATGTCAGCGTCTTCGCGGCGGACCTTACCGCTTCTGAGATGTTCGGAACCGATTCGCAGTTGGGTGCTACATTTGCGGCGGCGGTTGGAAGTCAAGATTTTATCGCAAACGATGCGTTCACTGCAAGCCAAAACCAGAGTGCCTCAGTTGAGCAAAAGGCACGGGACCAAGTTCGGAGTGCGAATGCCAGACAGCAAAGCCTGAATCTTCGGGCGCGGAGTCTGGACGTATTGCTCTCTCGGATTGGTGGCCGTGCTTCCATAGCCGAAAGTGACGCGTCCAACGTGCTGCTCGGGGCGGCCTACGGCGACGCCGGGGATGTAGAGCGAGCGGGCGCAGGCTTCATTGGAGCATTAGGTTCGGAAAGAGCGTCCCTTCAGGATCAGCTTCGCCAAGGCGGATTGACGGTTGAGCAGGACATTCGGCTGCGAAGCCGGGTTTCCTCGATTGAAGGGCAACAGATACGCGCGCAAATCGACGTAAGGGACACTGTGCTTGGCAGAGTAGAGACCACTGCCAACCTTGCGAACCAAGCAGCCTCCAACGAACTTAATCGCTCACTACGCCTTGGCACGGGAAGTGACGTTCGGAGCGCATCGGGCGGAATGCTTTCCTCCCTTGGCAATGAGTATTCCAGGCTGCAGGAGCAAATCGACCGAGGCGGATTGACCTTCGATCAAAGAAGCCGCGTACAGGAGCGGCAGCAGAGCATCGGTCGTTCGGTCTTCGACATTGGTCAAAACGCCATTGATGAATCAATCAGGCGCGATGATATGTCAGGCTTCGGCTTGGCGTCGATAGAGAACAGCGCCGCACGAAGGATAGCCTCTTTGATGCCCTACGGCTCAGGCGGCAGATTGAGTGCAGATGTTCGAACCATCCGTACTAATCAACAGCAACTCGGCGTCCTTCAACAACGGGAAGAGCAGTTGCGCCGAAGTGGAAACTTGTCTCCTGAGCGGCTGTCTTCCATCCGGGAGCAAGAGGCAAACCTTGGCGTGGAAATCGCGTCCGGCATTGCCGGCTTGACGGAAAATGTGGCCGACTACCTTCCGGGTCTTTCTGCAGGCCGTGGCGCGAACTACTCTATGTACGACAGTCTCCAGCTTGCGGCGCTACGTGTCAATCGAACCGGCTCCAATATCCGGTCCTTCGGAGCGATCAACGGCGCCCAGGCGGCCCGGCAAGCGCATGCGTGGGACCAATTGTCCGGAGGCATGATCTCCGGCGGCCCTCATTCGCTGACTCAGGGAATCAACCAGGGCCGCGGGACAGGCGCCATGGAGATCCTTCTGACGCAGATCCGCGATACGCTGCAACGCATCGGCAGCGGCAATACCGGCTCTACGCAAAGAATCGGCGAATCTGCCGGACAGGCGGCGGGGCAGATCAGTCAGCGCGATGTTGGATACGGATACGGCGGGCGCAAGCTCTAAGGCGGGGAAATGCCGAACAGTTTCTTCAGCCAGACTTCGGCGCTCGTGACGGACATTCCAAGCGCTTACGGAACGGTCACATCTCCTGCCATCGCGATGACGGTCGTCGTAGAACAGGCACATGACGAGAGCCGGTCCTATATCGACGGCCGTTTCCACAAGAAGCGAGGTTACGCGCAGGGGCAAGACAAGCCGTTCCTGCAAGACACTTACATTGTCGGAACGGGCGGCAGAACGGGCCGGGCCTTCAATATCATCGCGGGCTCCGCCTACGATAGCTGGCGCAGTCCCTACTCGGATAAGTACGGAATCTATTGGGCGGACGGCACTGCCGGTGAGACCTTCGAGGCGGTCAGCGATACGACGACGGACGGGATAGAAGCCGCTGAGATCATCGTCAGCCGGGGCGTCCCGCCGATCGGATACACTCGGACCCGCGCCAACACAAACGCCTACCTGCATCTGGCGTACCAGTCCTACCCGTACGACTACCGTGTCGCGTTTGAGGACGGGCAGGCTATCCGCCTAGACGGCACAATCGACGGCGGAAGCTCGTGGCAGCCTCTCATGGTGGCCAATGGGCTGATCACGGAGCGTTACTTCGCCGCGCAGCAGGATCATGCGTGCAGGCTGCGCTGTTGGTTTGATGCCGAAACGCAGGAGCTCTGGGTCGAGATTGGAGACAGCGGGCAAGACGGCGCCCTTCACCATTGGGCAGGTGCCGGCGCGACAGGGAAAATACGGCTGGTCGGCATGAACGGCTGGGCCGCGCTGGAGTATTACCCGCTCCAACACGCTGCCTTGACCGTAAATGTCGCGTCGCGGCCTCTGGTGTCGGTCCCGCACACGAATGCGGCTTCGGCGCGCGTTGTCGGGAACAGCCTGACGCCCACTCCCGCGGATCAGGTCACTGAGACCGCATGGGCGACAGATGGGATCAACTTCGAATTCAGCGCGCAAGCGAGTAATCCCAACACCGCGGTCGCCCCAAAAATCAGTGATATGACGCTGCTGGTGGATGAAACGTGGAGCGATCGGATCGACGGCGATATCTTCTCATTCACGCAGATCAATCAGCTTCGTACTACCCTGACTCGCGAAAGCCAGACATGGGACGATAACAACCGCTGCATTCTGACGTCCGGTCAGCTCTACATCAACAATCATGATGGGCGCTATAGCGGCGCCTTCGGCAACTTCGCCTGTTCGATCTCCGCGCAGCTTAACCAGGCACGGCAGGGCCGGATCACGCATCGGGGCGTCTGGTTTCCGCGCTGCATCGGAATCGCGGGCGCAGGCGAGCAGGGTATCGGGTTCGAGCGGGCGGACCCGCACCGCATGATCTCTCTGCCGTTTGCGGACAAGCGCGTCCTGATGATGGTGGATCTTGAGAATGAGGTGATTTACGACGGGTGGCCGCTGTTCGCAGCGGTGCGGCATATCGCGCGCAAAGGCAACATCCATCCACTGTTTCTGCAGACCATTCCGTATGAGCCCGACGGGCCGGCCTCGCCGAGCTGCACGACGCCTGTTCTGCCGAGGGGGACGGGGAACAATCCGAAGTACCGATTCCAGCCCGGAATGAGCTGCTGGAGCGTGCTGTTGCTGCTCGCAGCCGACAGCGGGCTGCCGGTTGCAGGCGGCGCCTATTCCATTCCGTACTTTACCGGCTTCGACAACCAGGGGCAGCTTCGGTTTGAGCCCTATGATCCGGCCGCAACGCTGCCGCTGGTGATGTACACCTCGAATAACAACCTGGTCGATGGAAACACGGTTTTTCCAATCATTGGGCGGCTCCAACGGTGGGCATCGACCGCGCAGATGCGATCCGATATCACGGTGCAGGGCCTGGACCCGATCTCTTATCAGCTCGCTCAGGTGCACGCTCAGACGGCGCTCGCGGTGCGCAAGGCGATTGGTTATCGGCATACCACCCTGGAGCGGAGTGCGCGATATGGATCCGGGACCTCGCTGATCGATACTGCGCGGACGGTGGTGTCGGTGTCGTCGCTTGCTTCAGAGGTCGTAAGGTTCGAGACACTCTTCTCGCCGTGGCTGAACGCGGGCGCGACCATGCTGGTGAGTGATCGACAGCTGGGTGTCGGAACCTATGTTGTAACGAACATTGAAAGCGCTTATGGGTCCGATATCCACGGCAGGAGCGGGCAGCGGCAGTGCTACAGCACCATCACAGGCCGCAATGTGACGGCATATCCTACTTCGCTCGGGGGCCTTTTCTAAATGGCGAATTACAACGGGGCACCGAGCGCAGCGCAGCTCATCACGGAATTCGACCAGATCGGCGCGGTTCTGGAGAACTGCTACGGAACGCTTGGCCTTGGAATCGCAGGAGAGACCGGCACGACGGCGGCGCAGGTCGCTATTGCTCGAGCTGCGATTGTCGGAGACGGAACGACCAGCAATCCGGGGCTCGGCAATATCCTTGGGCCGAACTTAGCGCCGTCTCTGGACGCCATGGCCGGATATGTGCGTTGGGATGCGCTTTTCAGCAAGCTCGGTAATCAGCCCGTGCGCCAAGCTGACACACAGATCCAGAACAATGTGCCGTCCGGCTGGCTGCTGACGGATCTAACCAATGTCCATTACCTGAACAATCATCTGCTGAGGATGAACTCGGCGCATACCGGCGTGCCGACGACGCCGAGCATCACACCGACGCTTGCAGCCACGACAGGCGGCGCGCTGCCTAACTTCTCTTCCGGCAACTGCCCTCGGGTCGTTTACACGTTCTGCGGCGCTAGTGAACTTGATGAGAGCCTGCCAAGCACTCCAGCGACGGGCGTCGCGTGTTCTGGCGGCAATAATGCGCTGACGATGACTATTCCGGGCGGCGGTAATGTTCCGGCTGGGGTGACACTGATCAAGGTGTATCGCGGCTATGTCGCCGGTGGCGTGGGCATCTGGTACTACGACCAGAAGGTCGCTGTCACAGCAGGGCAGCCGTACGCGAGTTTCCCGATCACGATCACGCAGCCGGACAGCGCGCTCAAGACAGATTGGGTACCGCCTTCGTGGCTTATCTGCTTGCTGAAGCCCCCGGCAGCGTGCCTTGTGGCGCTCGCCTATTCCGTCACAGGCGGAGGGAACGCGTTTCTCTCCGTGGCGCCGGGAGCGCCGCTGCCGGGCGTTCCGCTGCCTTTGCTCGCCGCGAACATGCTGTCACCGCAGAATGTGGCGTTCGGACCGTCCAATGGCTTCCTCGGGCTGGGGAACAACTATTCCACGCAGGGCGCGATCTTCGGCACAACGGTCATCGGAACCGGCTTCACGGCCGGCACACTCCAGACGGCCAACAACGCGGCGGCAGGGCTCCAGGGCTTCGGCGGAACGACCGCACTTCGCTGCCGGATCACGGTGGCGTGCAATGCGGCGCCGACCGTCAGCCTGACCTATTCCTATTACGACGCGACGCAGGGCTACGGAAGCGCTCAGAGCGCATCGATTGGAGGAACCTTCTCCTCAACCGCAGTCGGAACGATCCTGAACCTCTCAGTTCCGGCAGGCAGGCTTGTCTACGCTGTGACGGCGGATAGCCCGACGGGCGCAGCGAGCGGCACTTATATCACCGAGAGCCAGGCGATTCGATAGATGGCGCTCACTGGCTATTCCGGTCTAGGATATCAGACGCCCTGGGGATCGTTGTCCCTTGATCCGAATGTCTGCGATGGCAATACCGCAACCGAATTCGCGTCCGCCCACTCGCCGCCTAACATCTGTACAGCGGCGATTGATACAGGCGCTTCCGGCTCGATCTCGCAGATCAGCTTTAATATCAAGTATGCGGACAACTCGCCTACTGTCAGCCTGGAATGGTCCAATGATCACGCCACCTGGTCTTCGGCTGGCATTCCCGCTCTGTCGCCTCCGCCGCATGGTGGAACCTATTCGGCGTGGTCACAGACCCTTACCGGACTGTCTCTTACGGCGCAATACGTGCGGATCTCCATCAGCGATCCATCGGGCGGTTGCGCGGTCGTGGAGCTCACGGTCCCGGTCATCTCAGCTTATGACTGCGAGACGACTACCACGACTTTGCCGGCGGAGTGGAACTCCTCGGCCTCGTTTAAGAAGCTGACGTTCGCGCTGGGCTCGCCGTCGACCGGGAAATGGTGGGGCGGAACCCTCCGGCTCGAATTCAATATCGACGTCGGGTTCACCACGATCGATACGGCGCACCGCTATTACCTGGAAGCGTGTGTGCTGCGTGCGGACAATGCGACCAACGACGGCGCCTTCTTCCTGAGCAGCGGAAGCGGTCTGAGGTTCCAACTGGTCAACTCGACGCTCACCTATGATCTTGAGGTGACCCTGACCGATCAGTTCCTGGATGCGTGCTCCGCCTCGGCGGGCGGCAACCTGGTGATCACCGTCTATTCAAACTGGCCTGTATCTCCGGCGCGGCATATCGCGATCACGGACGCAGAGCTGTGCCTTCGGAACAACGCGGGCAGCACGATCTCCGGAAGCAACGCGGGCGCGGTACCGGTCGACCAGCCGTGCGATCCGCTCTGCGGCTCCAATGCGATGACGGATGCGTCCGGCACGTTTTCTAGCCCGAATCTGGAAGGCGTGAAATACAAGGTCATCAGCGGCTCGCCGATCGATATGCTCACGCTGATGAGCGGCTACGTGAACAGCGCGGCCTCGGCTGCTACCTACGAGAGTGATGGGTTGCTGCGCCATATCGACGTCACGATCCCGGTACCGTCGACCGCCCAGCCGTTCGGGTGGCTGAGCGTCAAGCTGAACCTGAAGGGCACCTATACGCCGGATCATGATTACGGGCAGCTGGAAACGACCAACGATTACCCGCTCTACCGGTTCCTGATCGGCTGCGACGTTCACGACCACGGCAGCTCGTTCACCATCGATCAGATTGCCCAGAGCGATACCTTCGACGGTCGATACGCCGCCGACTTCTCGGTGGACGGCATCGAACTTGACCTGTGTCCGGGATCCGGTTCGGTGACCTCTGCGCCGTTCGGCACTTCGATGAACAGTAATCTGGGGCATACTTACCGGCTCTACATTGCGGCGCTGCATATCGCGAACGACGGCGCCGGCCATAGCGGAGACAGCCTCATCGATTGGGGCAACTTCACCTTCACGGATGCAACGTTCACCTTCACGGAGTGCGAGCCCGGTACCGCCGGATCCTACGATTCGACCAAGACGGCGGACCCGGGTCCGGTGTTCTCGGATCCATCGCCCTTGCCGCTCGACAGCATCGGCGGGTTCATTGCTCATCTGAATGCGACGGCGGTCTACAAGAAGGCTGCGAATCCGGACATCGTGCTGACTTACGATCGGTGGATGGGGCCCGCGGCGCCGTCGCCTACTTACGGCGCCGGGTGGCACTACTATCATACGAACACCGGCATCAGTGACGCAGACGGGCATGTCAACCAGTATGTCGGCGATCTTTACCATCCGCCTCCGGCCGGCTATACGCTCGACAGCTTTACTATCAACTCCTTGACGGAGGAGTATTGCAAGTGCCTTGACCTGGACATGAACTCGGTTCTGCTGCAGGCCGACACGTTCAAGGGCATTCTGAACGCGTTATGGGTGAGCGGCGGCCCGCCGGGGAAACTGAAGCACGCCGCGCACCTGGCGCCCGCGAAGCACATCGGCAGCTCGACGGTGGGCTGGGAAGCAACGCAGGAGATCGAGACGACCGACGATGTCAGCAACTGCGGCATGGTGTATCTGCCGAATGGTCGGCTCTACATCAATTACCAGTATGCGGGCGATTTCAAGCAGCGGCACAACGATCGGTTCGGGACCGGCTCAGCCTCGGACTGGAGCGCGAGTGCGGCGGCAGACAGCGACCATATCAGCGCGGCCGGGACCGGGCAGCAGCAGGTATGGCGCTTCGAAGTCGGCGGCGCCGGGATACCCGGGATCATCTATTTCGCGCAATGCCGGGATAACCGCGGCGAGGAGTGGACGACGGCCGTAGAAGCGACCGGCAACATTGCGCGAGGCCCACTCTGCGCGGGGGCCTTTACCGGAAATCAGTATCTGCTTCTCTACACCAGAGGGGCGGACGGCAATATCTTCTTCCTATCTACGGCAGACCCGGCCACCTGGAGCGGAGACGGCACGGATACGGGATATGCGGGCAATGTATGCGGATTCGCGCGGCATCCTTCGGGGCGGCTGGTGGGGCTGGTACAAGCGACCAAGGGCGGGCCGTGTAAGTGCCTGATTTCCAACGATCAAGGCAGCTCCTGGACGCAAACCGCAGAGCTTGGGATCAGCCCGGAGATTGCGCCGGTGATCGTTTCGGACATCGCCGGGATTATCTATGTGGTCTATATCGAAAGTGACTCCCCCCGATTCGTCTGCAGCGTCGACGGGGGAGTCACTTTCGTTTAACGGGCGAATCAGGGCTCCACAGTGGTAAGCATCGGGAAGACTATCTTCTTGGAGAAATGGGATGAGAATGCGCAACGTGTTTGCAGGGTTGGGAATGGCGCTGCTTGCGGCAGCGATGATGCTGGGAGGCGTGAAGCCCGCTGCAGCTCAGTCCGACGCATTAGTATGGGCTTCGCAGTATGGCAGCGTGTCCCAAGGGTCCACTCAGGATGACGTGTACTGCACCGTAGGGATCGGGAACTACCCGACCGCGCATGCAGCGGCTCTCGCGGCCAGTCATTCTTGTGATTGGGGGATCGTCTTCCACCGGATCGTTACCAAGATCGAGAAGTCGACCAACAACGGTACGACCTGGACACAGGACGGAACGGCGGAGAGCTACATACTTGGGCACCTGAACAAAGAGGATACCGTCTGGAACACTTCCGGCACCGTACCCACCCTGGACCCGCAGACGTTCAATGTCGACTACATCTGCTATAACCCGACAGATAACTATGTGACGTGGGCGTACCTATGGAACCCTTACTCGGGCTACGCAGGGCTGGATTACAAGATCACCTACCACTACCGTATTAAGTTCGTGTATAGCGATAAGTACGGCTACGATCAAGACGGTGGCGATTACGAGACCGCTAACCTGACCGCGTATCGAGGCGAGCATCACAACTAGGGGTTTCCAGGTGTAATAATCGCGTGTGCTCCACTTGGTCGAAAGCGCGTTTGCATCGCAGGCTCTTTCTTCGGAGGCACGACTACGGTATACATTGGGACCATTCGCACAAGGATGGTCCCGACCACGACAAGCAGTGCGACGATGGCGGTAGCTAAGATGAGCGCTGGGATGGTTTTCTTTTTGGTGGGCATGATGCGGGGATTGTACCCGATTGGTTGAGGAGAGAGCATGACAATTGCCTTTGATGCAGTCAGCGGCGGCTCGGTATCAGGCACCGCACTCACCGTGGCTCATACGTGCGCGGGCAGCAACCGGCTGCTTCTGTCGAGCATCTTCGGCGACTCTGCAGATGTGATCACGGGGGCCACCTATAACGGCCTCGCGATGACGCTGGTCGACAAGCTGTTCGATGGCGCCAGCAGCAGGTTCCATTACTGTTTCGCTCTCCTAGCTCCCGCGACCGGCACGCACAATATTGTCGTCTCGGCGAGCACATCGATCATTATGGGCGCTTCTTCTGCGTCCTACACAGGTGTTCTGCAGTCCGGCCAACCAGAAGCCTTCGCTCATAACTCCAACCCGTCTACGGCGTCGCTGGCAACCATAGTAACGACACTTACGGACAATGCCTGGACCGTCTATTGCGCTCATGCCGAGGGGGGGCATCCGGCAGCAGGCGCCAACTCAACTTTCAGGGGCGACGACGGCTTTGGCGGGGTCGGTATTTCCGCCATTATGGACAGCAACGGCCCGATATCGCCCGCTGCTGCGCATTCCATGACGTTTACGGCTACCAGTGGCCCTTGCATCGGGATCATCGTTTCGATCGCGCCTTTAGGTGCTGCGCTTTCACCCGGCACGGCTTCGCTCACTTCGGCGACCAATACTACGCTCACGCTGAACGGAGGCACCGCGCTTGGCGGCACGGCTCCCTATACTTACCAGTGGTACCGATCGACCACAGCCAACTTTACTCCAGGCGCCGGGAACCTGCTGAGCGGAGCGACCAGCGCAACGCTTGCCGATAGCGCATCTCTTGCGGCGGACACTCCCTATTACTACATCAGGCGCGTTACGGACAACGTAGGGGCGACCGCCGACACGAACCAGGTTGCAGGTGTGCTCAAAGCTGCGCCGATCATTGTGTTCTTTCTTGGAGACAGCATCACCCTTGGAACCGGAGGCCCGAACCCTCCTGCAGACAGCTTCCCGGCCCTGTTTGCAATCGAGCTGGCGCATCTTTACAAGCAGCGCGCGGTCACGGCGGTCAACGGTGGGATCGGATCGACAAGTTCAACCGATTGGGCCACGGACGCAGGCGGAATACTCACCGCTGCCAGAGCAGCTGCGACCGGGGCGGGCGCCACTCACGTGATGATCATGCTGGGCGCAAACGATGCGGCGGCTCACATTTCGGCGGCGACGTACAAGAGCAACCTTCAAACTATTGCGAACGCCTTCATCAGCGATGGCAAGAAGGTGATGATCAACTATCCCAGCTACATCCCGGCCGGAGCCAATGGCGGCGCGACGGATGTAGCCGCGACGGAGAGCATGCGCAGCTACCTCGCTCAGATCGACTCGCTTGTAGATAACGTGAACTATCTGCAGAGCGACAAGATCGCTTATAACTGGTTTGTCGATCACCAGAGCGAGGTCCAGACCGACCAGACGCACATGCTGGAAGCGGGTCATCAATCTCTGGCAATCATACAGGCGAGGGCTTTCGATCGGTCGGTGCTTCAGGTCGTTGCAGCGGCAGGCACAGCTTCGGGATTTGTGGAGGGTTAATCAGTGAGTAACAACACGGTGCTTAATACCGGGGCCGGGGGCGATACGGTTCGCACGATCGAGAAGGGAGCGTTCAAGGTCGCTTCTTCCGTGATCGATAAGGGAGGCTCCGGAGCGGAAAGCCTGGTCAGTGACGCCAATCCGCTTCCGGTGCAGCTTACCGATGGGACCAATACGCAGGGAACCTCGGCGCATCCGGTTCGCACGGATCCGACCGGAACGACGATCCAGCCGGTAAGCGGAACCATCGAAGTTACAAACGATGTCGGAAACCCGCTGCCTGTCTCGGCTTCGGCCCTCCCCCTTCCTACCGGTGCGGCTTCCTCGGCAGCGCAGGCCACCATCATTACGGCCCTGGCGGCGATCCTCTCCGCGCTTGGGACGGTGGAGATCACCAACGACGCAGGCAATCCGCTTCCCGTCTCCGGAACGGTGGGCGCCAACCTCGCCGCAGGGACCAACCTGATCGGAGCGGTGGCGGCGGCGCTGCGCTCGGATGCCCTGATGAACGGGACCACGCTGCTGACGCCCAAGTTTAAGACCGTCACGCTTTCGGCAACCGGGGAGCTGGTCGCCCTGGTGAACGCGAAGAAGATCAGGGTGGTGCGCTATTCGCTCATGGCCGACGCGGCCTGTACGGTCTACTTCAAGAGCCATACGGGAGGCCAGATCAGCGGCACGAAGTACCTCGGGGCGCTCGGAGGCGCGGGCGGCACCTTCTGCGCGGCGGGACACTTTGAGACGGCATCCGGCGAAGCGCTCGATCTGGTGATTACCGGGACGGCAAACGTCTCCGTCGATGTCACTTACGTGGAGGTCTGATATGGGAGCGTTCATCCTCTGGGCATGGCTGAATCTGCCGGAGATCGGTGAACAGCCCGAAGTCCCTGCGCCGGTTCGGGTCGTACTCTCCGGGCGCGTTGACGGAGTAGCACTGTCGGGAGGAGTCGCGTAGTGGCAGACGGATTCGGGGATATGAAGCTGCGCGAGGAGCGCAATGTCTACGGCACTCTCACTCCGGATCCTGACGGCGATCCGAACACTCTCACCATCGTTTCGGCGACTGTGACGCTGAAGGATGAGGATGATAACGTGGTCGGCACGCCGCCGGTCTCGAATGTGCCTGCTACGAGTTTCACGGATGGAGAAAGCACGGCGCCGGAAGCCTGGTACCTGCTGAAGCCGACCGCGCTTGCGCTGTCGCCCGGGAGCTACGTCGCTGAGTTTCTAATCGTGTGCGATAACGGCTGCAAGTATGAGCCGGTTGTGTCGGTGATCGTCTGCGACGATTAGCTCGGTGCGGCAATTCAGGAAAGCAATGGGAGCTGCCTTCGGGCGGCTCTTTTTGTTGGTCAGGTAGTATCGGCCCAATCTTCAAGAAGAGATTTTCGCGGCCCTGTACGTCGCTAATCCAGAATGGAAAGGCACGCTTATGGAACATGTGAGGTGCGACTGGAATTCCGTGAAGATACCAGTGACCAGACCGACTTACGAACACATCCGCACTCGCAAAATTCGGATCATGTCGTTTCTAGACAAGAGTGAAGCGGCGATTATCGGGGTCAAGATCGTGGTCGGCACGCAGCTTGCTATCGATCCGCCACCGCTTTATCTGAACCCGGTTTCTCACATCCTGCGCACGCTGTTTCCAGGTGTGCCCCTGTGGGTGCATGGGATGATCCTGGTCGTACTGGCGATGCTGCATGTGTGGGCGGTAGTTCGCAGCAGCTTTCGATGGCGTCGCCTTTGTATCGCGGCTGGAGTGGCGCTCTTTTTATACATTGGGTGGGCGGCGATTATGTCCGGCGGGATCGTGCCGGGTCTTTTGCTGGTCGTGCTTTACACGTTATTCGGAGTGGTCAACTACATGACACTCATGCGGCCCCCCGCCGAATAGGAGGGCAAATGCCAACCTGGTTATCTGCGCTAGTAGGCACCATTTGCAGCGGGGTAGCCATTGGATGCGTGACGTGGCTGATGAACCGCCAGGGATGGCTGATCAGTCGGCGCGGCACGGTCGAAACGCTGTATGCGGCGGAAGTCAAACAACTGCGCGAGGAAAACAAGATCGCCCATGATCTGATCTACGCGCTGCGGCAGGAGATCTTGAAGGAGATGATCGGCAAGATCGGCACAGACGGGCTGACGCCGCGCCAGGTCAAGCTGATGACTTACACGATCGAGGAGTTGCACAAAGAGTATCTGCACACGACCACCGACGATGCTCTACGGGGCAGCGAAGTGGATCGTCACAGGTAGGAGAGGCAAGGAGATTGATATGGCTGGTATCGACATAGGCAAATTCTTCCACAACGCGATCCATGTCAAGCCCGCGACTTTGAAGGGCACTTCCTTTATAAAGCGGGGTAAGGAAACCGAGGCGGCAGACGCAATCAATGCCATTACCGCCCCACTCGCAGAAGCCGCACTCGTGGCGTTCCCTGCCGTGGCTGCTGGAGCTTTGCACGTTCGTCCTGAACAGCTGCATGGGGTACCTCACATTACCGACCATATTGCGGCGGCAGCGGCGATAAACGATCATATCGAGGAAGTGTTGAAGCCGAAATGAGCGTTCAATGCTTCCTGGTTGAACAGTCTGAAGACCGCCATTCATGGTTCCGCCCGGATATAGGCGAAACATACCCGAATTACGCGGCCCTGCCTGTCGGCGCCATGTGGTTTGCGGTAGACCCTGACATCTGGAAGGGCATGGGAATAGGGCCGGACGGACGATCGCTTATCGTAAAGACACCGGGCGGAATGTGGAATATCGACAGCCGGGCATCCAACTGCACGTTGCCGGACGATAACGAACATCGCTGCTGGATACGGCACGGCGAGCCGCCGAATGTCACAGTCGATAAGAACGGAAATACCTGTCAGGCAGGAGCGGGCAGTATTCAATGTGGCGACTACCATGGATTCCTGCAGAACGGAGTGTTGACATAACTATGGACCTCAACCTTGTCGAGCATGGCCCGTCCGTGCCGGTCATTCCCGCAACGCCAAGCCGCTTGCAATGGCGCGCGGTTGCTTCGTGGATGCAAGCAGCGGGCGCTTCCCTGGGCGGCATCATCATTGCGCTGGCGCAGAACAAAGAAACCGTCGCTCCGCTGATCCCGGTGAAGTACGCCTGGATCGGAGCTGTCATCTTTGCCGCCGGAAAGATCGTCGAAGCGGTGCAGCACCAAAAAGATCTGACCCGCCCTACAGAAAAGGTCAACATGAGCGCGCCCGCGTCGTCGCCGGTGAGTGAGTTTCCGGAGGATGGACCGCCGACACCATGAAGATCGAACCGACCGGATTTAGGGTCACGCCCGAGGAGGGCGGGCCGACGCACGTTTATACCGTGGAGCAGGCAATGGCGCTGCATGCCGCGCTCACGATCTGGCTTCCGTCTCCGGAGGAACATGACGAGCCGCTCTTGACCGACGAAACACCGCCCGAGCCTCAGTACATCAAGCAGGCTCTGGTGTCTCCTCCTCCGGTAGACATGGGTGACACTCAGAGGATGCCCGAACTGTGAACTTAAACGCGCTGGTGCCTCTGCCTGCCAGGAGCGATATCAATACCGGGCTCTCTCCTGCCACCCAATACACGATGATCCATACCCTCGGCGTACCGGGGAAGCCGACGCGTGACTGCGGGCCGATCACTAATCAGCGTCTGCGCTCGCAGATCTTTCATCACCAATTCAACAACTTCGGCATCGAAGGCTGGCGCCCCGGCGTTGAGCTGTTCAAGCGCGCGATGGATGATGTCTATCACGAGGATCGCGAGCTTCATGCCTCGATCGGAACGGCCGGGATGCTGTGCTGCCGGCTCGTGCGCGGCGGTTCCAACATGAGCAATCATTCGTGGGGAACCGCGATCGATATCACGATCAACGGCAAGCTGATCCCGCTGGGTTCGACGGTCTGCTATGTGGGTCTGCTGAAGCTCTACCGCTACATGCACCGGTACGGATTCTACTGGTCGGCAGGACTGCCGGGCCGCAAAGATGCCATGCACTTTGAGCTTGCAGAACAGATGATCGTTCGGCTTTACCGCCAATACTACGGAGCGCCATGATGAGATCGGTAGTGATGGCGATACCGCCGGCGCGCCGCAAGGAGCTGTCTGCTGAGATCGATCAGTGGCGGGCGGACCGCGAGCGCGTGATTGACACGGAAGGCTGGAGCACGTCGGTCCTGGAGACATCCGCAACCAGCGGCTATGATCTGCGCGAGCAGCTGCTGGCACTGCCGCCGTTCGATCAGCTCTGGCTCGTGGGAGATCTGCCGACCCTCTGGGTAACCGACGCGCCGGACCACCATGGCGACAATCGACGCCCGGTGCCGGCGGACTGGTACCTGGTCAACCGCGACGCCGGGATCAAGAACGCCCGGGTGACCGGGACGGACAGCTGCGCGCTTGCGACGGTGCTGGGCAGGCCGTTTGCCGGAGTCGGGCGGCTGAAGTTCGACGACCTGGAGGGGCTGACGCCGGCGCAGGTAACGGCGCTCTACCGGAAGCGGTTTGCAAGGCGGCACCAGCTGGCGAGAGAGGGCATGGGTGCCTATCCCCTGCCCTGTCGGCTGAACGATCATCTGAACTACAGAGATCCGAATACGGGCGGCGAGTATTTCCGCTACGGCGATTCAGTCGTAGCGGAGTTTGCGAGGTACCCGGACGCTCTAAAGCGCTTCTCTCCCATAACGGTCAACGATAACGACGGCGAGCTCGGCGCGGCAGTCCCTACCCTGATCAATCAGATCAATTCCGGCGGTTTTTCGTGGCAGCTCTTAAACTACTGGGGAGATTGGCAGGCGGTTCGAGATCATTCGCTGGTTTCGCCGATCGCGGCCGTGTGGGGCTCGTGCATGTGCGAGAGCATGGGGCCGACCTCGCTGGTGCGCTGGCTGCTGACGGGCGACCACGTTGAAGCCGCCATTTACAATCAGGACTGCCTGTTCCTGTTCTCCAAGCTGCTCGACGGCGCGTGCCTCGGGGCTGCTGCACTGGCCAGTGCGATCAGGATTGGCTATCCGTGGTCGCTCTTGTTCGGAGATCCAACGCTGCAGTTCGACGCGGGTACGCTTGCAAGGCTCGCCGGAAAGGTCACGGAGGTCGTAGAGATGGATCCACGCGTGGATGAGGTTCTGAAGCGGCTGAACACGCTGGAGATAGCATTCGCGGCCATGAATGCGAACGCACAGACCGGGACCGGTGGGAGCGGAAGCACAGACACCGGCACGGGCAGCGGCGGCAATGATACCTCCGGAGTGTCGGTCCTGCGCCGAAACTGCTGCGGGCCTGCCGTGGGCGATTGGCTTGCCGATGACCATTTCAGCGGCGGGCAGCCCTGGAGCCCCAACATAGCGATCGCGCTCGGCGGCTTGTCGAACGCAGCTCCCGCAGCGATCTACGGCTCCTGCCGAGCCGGAACATCCTTCGGCTATGTAGACAGTTTGGAGCCGGGCAGTTATATGCTGCGGCTCCATTTCGAGGAGAGCGCGAATGCGTCGGCGGGCAGGCGCCTGATGGACATACGGGCGCAGGGCGTTCTTGCGCTTTCAAGGTTCGATATCTTCGCCGCGGCGGGCGGCAAGGACCGCGCTTGCGTGAGGGAGTTGCCGGTCACAGTGGGCGCAGATCGGAAGTTTGCCCTGGCAGTTACGGCGAGCGCAGGCTCTCCGGACCCATGGGCGTTATTGTGCGGTTATGAGTTGATCAAGAGTTAAGGAGAAACCAGATGTACGCAATATTGGGCGCAGACAGCGCGGTTCCGTTCTTCTACCAGCAGGCCAACCTGAAGACCCCGGCCGACAAGCCGGATCTATTCACCTGGATCAATGTGAGCAACACCGGCCCGAACGGCTCTCCGCAAGGCCCGGTTCAACTCGGCGAGGCCTGGCCCGGCATCTCTTTCGGCGGCGCTCCGGTATCGCTGGACTTCCCTTCCGAGGGTGAGTTCGTCATCCAGGCGGCAGGCGGATACGGCGCCCAAGGCTTCGGACAGGCGGCCACTGCTTTGATTAAGGTGCATGCCGACCGGACGATCGAGTTTGTCATTCGGGACGGCGTCGGAGCGACCCTGCTGGCCGGCACGCACTCCTACGACAGCATGGCGGAGTATTGGGACAGGGGCCTGGGCGGAATGATGGCCGATGAGGTCTCGGTCGCTTCGCCGGTCTAATAAAGGGAACGATCGTTCCCAGGCTTAGTACGTGACTTTGGCCGGCGCGGCTGAATTCTCACCCGGCGGAGCCGTCTTTCTGGTACAATAGTCTACCTACTATCCGTTGGTAATTCGACTTTGGCGCGCGAGCGCTTCAGCCCGGTGGGGATCACTCCCTGCCGGGCTCTTTTTTTGTTTGGCCCTCACTCCTCATCATCCGCACCTTGCGCCGTTGCCAGTCCTGATCGGCCAACTCGCGCGCCTGCTGTTCCATGAGCGGTATGCGCTGCTTGTGTGGCCAGGTGGAGACACTACAGACGTGTTCGCGTCCGTCACCAGGATAGACGCGGAAGCCGTGCTCTGTGTCGATAGTGGCTTCGCCTGCGGGAGTATGGATGGTGTACTGAGCCATGCCTAGTCTGCCGGAATTGGCATGGCTTCGCCGTTAGAGAGTTCGACGCCGCCGAAAACGTGCTCCACATAATCACCGTCGGAACATCGGACCACGGCGTAAACATGCGTGCCCGTACCCTGGTCAATTCCGCAGAAAACCGATAGGAACTCTTGGCCGTTCGACTCGCCTCGATAGATTTCTTCTGCGCCTTCTTGCCGCCACCACTCTTGACCCTTCATCGTTTTAGCCTTCCTACACTCCGGCCCAGTTGACTAACCGCGATTCCGCCCATCGCCTCCGGCCTCATCCACCGCACTGCCCGCGCCGGCACCAGAAACCACAACAGACAGTACACCACGACCCGCAGCAGCCACACCATCCGCACCGCGAACGAGCTGCGGGCGGCGGCGATCAGCACCCGGCCGAGGGATATACGCCACACGACGATTTGAACCGCGAAAAGCGGGCGGCGCGGGTCCCCTACCGGCAACGCGGGCCCGCTCTCGAACTCCACGGGAACCTCACGAGAACCACACGGCGAGATTGGGGGGGGCTCAATCGGGGGGGCTTCCGTGGGACGCAGGATTTGCGCAAGGCGGTCGTAAGTCGTCAGGCTGATGCACGTCATGTGCCGCACCTTGCCGTCATCGGCCTTCTGTGGCGCTCGGAATGTCGATAGCCCGTTTTCCCGCAAGCGGTCACGCAGAGTACTCTCGGGGCTTCGCAGGCGGCGTGCTGCCGTTTTTAACGGCATGGCGTCGCGGGGTATGATATCCATGATCGAACTCCTCTCTAGTTCGGTCGAATGCTTCCCGATTTCGTTGCGCGTTATCGGGAAGCGCTTTTTTTCTATCTCTGCCTCTCAGACATCGGCAAGTAGATCACCTTGCCGTCTTCTGGAATTGCTTCTCTCAAGTCTGCGTCCGACCAGCGAACCGTCTTGTCCAGTTCTTGCTTTGCTTCCTTGTAGAGCGCAAGGCATTTCTCGCGCAGCACCTTGTTCGTAAACGGGTTACTATAACGGCGTACCGAGAGACAAAGAAGCGATACCACATCGGCGAGCTCATCATATTCTGCGTTAGACACGATGCGCATTCCGCGAGCCCGCATCTCGGCAGCCCATTCTTCACGTCGCTTCTTAACGTCTGCCTCGTCGCGACGCTCTTGTGCGGATTTACGTAGGCTCATTTCCTCGTGTCCTAATTCTCGGCCGTGGGAACTCCCGGTCTCCTCGGACTGTCATTTCTTTCAGCGATCGTCGGCGGGCGCGGCGGTTGGATCGTGATCGGCTGCGGCGCCCGCTCCCCGTTTTTCCGCGAATCTCGCTTGCTGCGCGGCCCTCATCTTCTGCTTGGTCTCCTCGCTCATCGGCTTGCGGGCTCCGGGCTTCCGCGGCTTGGGCTCGAAAAAGGTCTGGATGAACCGGCTCACAGCGCCCGCGCTCATTCCGGTCATAGCAGCGACAGTGGCGCGATTGACGGACTTCCCGGTTCTGACGCAGTCTTCCACGTAGGCGCGGGCCTCTGCGAGTGGATCGCCGGTATCCTTCCGATTGGTCGGCGGCGGCGGAGCGATGGCTGCGGCCGGTGCGACTGCGACGGGCGGTTTACTACCCGTGCCGGACTTCGCCGCTGCAGACGGCCCCAGGCGCTGAGCGACAATGGCCCGGGCGTACTGGCTTGCTGGATCGTCCGGTAGAACGTCCTGGAGATGCTTGTCCATCAGAAAGCGAAAGGCGTCTCCGGCCACAGTGATTTCATCCATTGGGTGATCTCCTCAGATCTGCATCGGTACAGTCAGCGGGCACCGCTCGGCGGCGGGCTCGGGCGCTCCGAAGTCCTGCGCCGTGATGATGGCGCCCTTCTCGAACTTCCAGAATAGGTCGCTCCATCCGGTTGTGCAGCTCCATTCCCCGGTTTTGCGAAGGAAGTTGACGAGCTTGCAGGCTTGCTCTACCTCGATCTCCCCGCCGTTGAAGACGCAGGAACCGGTCCACTTCCCGTAGGTTCGCATCTGGATCCGGACTTGCGACTCCGGAGGGTCGATGACGACTTCCCGGGGCGAAGTGTGGAAGTTGACGATCATCGGCGTAGTGGCTTCGAATTCGCGCGAACCATCGTCATAGATCTCCAATCGTGACGGGCCTTCGATCTCCATGCAGATGTCCTTGCCATCGAGGTCTTCGAGGTCGATCTTGGCGACCATTCTCACGAAATGGCCACGGTCGTCGTTGCAGGCGAAATTGACGAATAGGTTCATGCCCATACACTCACGATCGTTCTATCAGGTTCGCCGAGATTCGGAATTGGAACGAGGCCACAGTGTTGAAGATGCAACTCCACGTTGGAAAGGCTCCTGTCTCGATAGAAGAGCTCCGAATGCGGCGTGACCTGGCCAGGTGTAACGAGATGTGCGCGGCAAACATACTCCTCCGAATAGTCGGAAGGGTGATCGTAGACGGCAAAAATCCAGAGACCGCCAATCGCAGTGTCGCTCACGCCGTCACCTCGATTGAGTGGGTGATGTGCCAGGCGCCGGTTGCGCGCTTGATGTTCTCGGTGAGATACGGCATGATCTCGTCCGACCAATCTTCCTTCGAGACCCATCCGGATCCATTGTTGAGGCAATTGACGTCGAAGATCCCGATGCCGTGCGGGGCGGCTTCTGCGCCGACCCAATGGGTGTAGCGGTATCGCGCCGCCATGGGGACGCCGGGATTGCACCAGGGACCTTCGAACTGTATTCGGGCCAGGCCGTATTCGGGCCATCTCTCCCTGCCCGGATTCTTTTCGATCCCGGTGTAAATCGTCCGGAAGTCCTTGCCGAGGGCACGCAGCGCGGCGTACATCATGCTGGGGCTGGTGTAGCGCTTTACCTCGAAGTCGGGGATAGCGAGACGGACTTGCTCCGGTCGCAGGCCGTAAATCGCGGCTAGGGCAGCGGGGCCGCAATTCATGCCCCATTCCTCATAGGCGGCTTCGGCCTCTTCATAGGTGAACTTGGTGGGGATCATTCCGGCTGCTCCTGGGAAGAATGGGAGTCATGGGAACGGCCGGCATCTATTGCGTCGGTGGCGTTGGCCGGGTCTTCGTGCCATTTCATGAACAGATCACGTTTGACTTCTGCTCGCTGAAAGAACGCTTCTTTATCTAAATCATAGATTTCTGCTACGACGCCTATTGCCGCCATGACATCCGCCATTTCGTCGCGCAACCGATCGTCAAGCGGAGGACCGCCGTCCGGATGCTCTTGTGTGGCGTAATAGGCTAACTTTTTGCCTATTACCTGAACAAGCTCGCCGCATTCTTCAGCAAGCTTCGCGAGACCATTAGCAGGCAACGCCATATCACTCTCTCCCTGGCACCCACGTACCAAAAATGCACAATGTGCCCCTCTTCATCCACCAGCGTCAACGCTCGTTCCTTACAACCGCTCAATCGTCACGACGACCCCGGCCCGGTTCGGCTCCTGCTCGCGCGGTACGATCGAGGCGTGAAAGCTGGTGACGAACTCCTTCCGATCGTCCTGGATAACGCCCATCTCCACCAGGGCGTCCACGACAGCCTTGCCGGCGCCGGAGGCGTTCTGCTCGTCACGAGGCCGGTAGAGCTTGTCCGAGGTGCGCCCGCCGACGTAGAAGACCAGAGAGATCGTCACCGGCGCCGTGAAGGTCGGAATGCCCTCTTCCTTGATCTTCCAGCCGATATCGGCTTTGTAGTCGGCGCGCGCCTTGCTGCGGTAGCTCCAATGGCGGTGGCTCTCTTCGTTGGGCGAGCAGGCGCGCGGCGGTAAGTCAATCTCGAACGTGACGCGCTCGGGCTGATCCCCGGTGGCGACACGAGAGGGCGGCGCAGGCCTGCGGGGCGGCCTGGTGGGCGGCTTGCTGCCGGTCAGGCGCTGGTATTCGGCGTTGGTTAGGTGGATGGGCATGGCACCTCGATGTACTTTTGCGCGATGCTCAGGATTTGCTCGCACTTGTCGATGTCGAACCAGTCGTCTGTGCGGGCGCCGGTCTCGATATCGATCCAAAAGTCGTTCGGAGCATCCATGGATAGGATTGCCTCGATCTTATCTTCGAGGTTTTCAAGCCAGATGCCGCCGGCGTATCCGACGAACCGGCGATTTGGAGGAGTCTGAAAAGCACCGCTAATACCCCGGCCTCCGGATGCATCATGCAGGAAAACTACGCTGTCACTGCCGGACACGGCTGGTTCTATGGCCGCTATGTCGAAACTGTAGGCTTGAATGATGATATCGAGCCGTTGACGCCAATCGAACCTGATATAGTTGTAAATGTCCGGATATCGGTCGATGCTGCGCCCAAGGTTGATCTGGACACGCTTTGCGCCTTCAACCAACTGGAGTGCCGTCTCGATTGGGAACCCTCTTCCTTCCGCAGCACACCGTGCCAAATTCCCACACAGGTGAACCGATTTGCGCGTCTGCGTCATAGCCATTCGGCGCAGTTCGCGCAGAGCCGGGTACCTCGGTTCTGCGCCGGTGCGCTGGTCGGAGAGAAGCAGGCCCCATTCGACGAACGGGTAGATGCGGCTCAGTCGTTCGAGATCATGCTCGCTTGTGCGATCGTCCGCACCGGTGATGGTAACGGTCCTAAGCTTCATTTCTCTCCTTCTCCGGTCACTAATCCTCGGATCTGCAACGCCCATTCACGATCGGCAGGCGCGCCGACGTGAAGGTTGAGGAAGTAGCAGAGGCGCTCCCACTGCTCGTAAAGCAGCTCGGGCGACTTGTAGACTAGTCCGTCCTTCAGGTGAGTAAGGGCGCCTACCAACTCCTCGTGTTTCTCGAACTTGGCCGGGATCAGACCAATGATGATCTCGATCACGTAGTACAAGTCAGTCATGTTGAAGTTCTGCGGTTGACCAGCCTCGTTGCGGAGTCGCGCGTTCTCGGTCTTGAGGACGTGGAAGTCGTACCAGAGCCAACTCAGAAAGATCGTGTCGATCGTCTCGCCGCGCCTTAGGACCGCAGAGATGATCTCTTGCGGACGGCCTTTGGTTTTCATTCGAAGGACCTTTCGACCTGGTGCGCGAGCTTCTCCAGGAGATTGGCCGCGTATACCAGTGTCTTCGCGGTGTCGGGCTTGGCTTTACGCGAGGCGCTGAGCTGCCGGCGGCTCTCCTGCCGGATATGCGCGGCGACCTGTGCCGCAAGGCCGTCGGCCGGGTACAGCGCCTTGCGGCCCTGCAGCGTGATGACAGCGGCGGAATTGACGCGGTACGGGATATCGAGCAGTTTCCGCCTCTTCAGGATGAGCAACTGCCGGTTCAGCTCGCCGGGATCGGTCAGGCCGGTCCTCTGCGCGATCTGCTCAATGTTCAGCTTGCAATCGGACTGCTCCGACAGAACTTCCAGCAGCCGGCGCTGCTTGGCCGTCAGCTCTTCGACCTGGTATCTTTCGGGGGCTTCAGTCGGCATACGGTATCCTCGGATCTTCGTAGCGGGTCGTGATCTCCTCGAAGCGGGTGCAGGCGCCGCGCCAGGCGAGCTTGGCGGTCCCGGTCGGGCCGTTGCGCTGCTTCGCGATGATCCACTCGGCGGGTTCGGTCTCGGCGTACGGATCCCGATCATCCTCGCGTTTGTAGTAGTCCGGGCGGAACACGAACGTCACAACGTCTGCGTCGGCTTCGATCGATCCGGATTCGCGCAGGTCCGACATGATGGGCCGCTTGTCCGGACGTTGTTCCACGGCGCGGGAGAGCTGAGCGAGCGCGATGACCGGCACATTCAAATCACGCGCCAGCGCTTTCAGGCCGCGCGAGACCTCGCCGACTTCCGTGGTGCGGTTCATGCGGCCACCGGAGCCCGAGATAAGCTGCAAGTAGTCCACACAGACCAGCGAGAGAGCACGGCGATCGTGGAGACGCCGGGCCTTGGCGCGCATCTCCTGGATGGTCAGCGCGGGTGTGTCGTCGATCGTAAGCGGCGCCTCACGCATTTCGAGGATCGTGTCGCCGATGCGCTGCCATTCGCCGGTACCGAGGTAACCGGTGCGGATGCGGCCGAAGTCGACGCGCGATTCCGAAGCGATGAGCCGGTCCGCGAGCTGACCGGCCGACATCTCGAGCGAGAAGATCAGCGCCGGGCCATGCCGGCCGGCATGATGGAGCGCGATCTGCAACATACCGCTGGTCTTGCCTTGCCCAGGTCGGCCGGCCAGAACAGTGAGCTCGCCTGAGTGCAGGCCCTGGGTGTAGTAGTCGTAGTCGCTGAAAGGAGTGCCGCGACCAGCCGGGCCCTTGCGTTCGTAGCGGCTCTCCAGCGCCTCAAGCTGTTCTTCCAGGATTTCGCGCAGGGTGCGAGATCGGTCGTCGGTGCGGACGGCTCCGATCTCGCGCAGAAGCGTCTCGGCCTGATCGATAATCTCGGAGGCGGTGCGCTCGCCAGGCGAATACGCGACGTCCGAGAGCTCTGCGGAGAAGCGGACCATCTCGCGCAGCAGATGCCGTTCGCGGACGATCCCGGCGTAGTACGCAATATTGGCGGAGCTGCTGGGCTCGCTGGTGAGATTGAACAGATAGACCGGCCCGCCGACCAGGCTGAGTTGGTCTCGCCGGCTCAGGACCTCTTCGACGGTTAGCAAATCGACCGGCTCATTGCGTCCGTGCAGATCCAGGATCGCTTCGTAGATGCGGCGGTGCGCTTCGCGATAGAAGGCCTCCGGGCCGACGATCTCCGAGGCGATATCGATCGTGTGCGGATCCAGCAGCAGGCTGCCGAGTGTCGCGGTTTCGGCTTCGATGGAGTTGGGCGGGATGCGGTCCTGTATCATCTCGGTTCACCTGGCGCCTCGTTTCGCCCGATGGCCGCTGGAGCGCGGCCGGACAGGGCCGGTAGGGTCCGACGAGCCGCTTCGATCTTCAGCGCTTCGACGACGGCTTCGGCTTCCTGCTCGGCATGGCGCCAGAAGATATCCGGCGTATTGCCGGGCTCGGAGCAGCAGAAGGCGGCCCATCCGCCGCGCTGATCCACGAAGCGGCGTGCGGCTTCCGAAAGGTCCGGAGGCGGGCCGGCATCGAAGCATCCGGGTCGGCCCGCGACCGGCACGGCATTCGGGCCGTACTTCACGGCCGCGGCTCGCAGTTCGCGGAGGACGGAGGCGCCGTTGGGCGAAACTATGCCCAGCAGCAACTGGATCTGGGCGTGAAGGGCGCCGATGGTTGGTCGGAATTCGCCCGACTCAGACGCGACGACCCATTCAAACAATCGTGAAGTGAGCTCGCCCGGCACGTCCATAAGCAACTGCGTCAGCAGCTCCACAAATTGCCGGTCGTTCAGATTGTCCTGTGTCGGCTTGGTCTTCAGGCCGACCTCGATGTACGCGATTTGCTTGCCGTTCACGTTGCCTCTCCGTGGGCGCCGTTGCGCTGCGCCTTGATCTTCTCGATGATGGCGTCGGCATCTGCGGCCGTCGCCTCAATGCGGTCATCGAGAGTTTCGGGACTGCCGCGAACCGTGCAGCCCGCGATCCATCGCCGCGCAGCGGCTTGCCAGTCCCGCATCGGGTTTTTGCCGACGCGCCAGCCGTTCGACTGGTAGTAGTCCCAGCTGACCTTCGCCTCTTTGCCGGTGGAACCGTTGGCTTTGAAGAACTCTGCGAACTCACGCTCAGTCGGCCGGACGAAGCGTTTCGAGATGGGAGGATCCATTTCGGGATCGGGCGTCGGCGCGTCAGCGCTGCACTCACTCTCTTCCGGAGTCTCCACTGAAGGTGTAGGTGAAACAGAGGGAGTAACAGAAGGTGAAGGTGAAAGAGAAGGAGAAGCGCTGTTTTCTGCTGTTCCTTGCTGTTCCTTGCTGTTTTCTGGCAAAAGCGTCTCAGAATAGGCGCGATATTGCTGATTGGCAGGAAATCTTGACCCTGTATCAGCAAATCTTTTGCTGATATTGATGTAGCTTTGCCGCTTGAACCATGTCTGAGGCGGGAACGCGATGTACTGTCGGCCGTCGACTTCGTACCGATCCCAAAGTCCCAGTTCCGCAATGCGTGATAGGACCGCATCGACGTCCGCAATGGTTTCGTCGAACCCCGGGCAGACCAGCATTCGGAACTCGCGCGGGTTGCCCGGCAGCCGTCCCCAGTCATCCGCTTGTGGGATTGCCATGAGGTAGATCGCGACGGCGTTATGGCCGAAAGCCGAAAGGTCGGCGATTCGTGCGTCCTGGCTGATATCGGTTGAGATTTCGCGTTTACGGCTCAAGGAATGCGATCTCCAGAATCTGAATGGTTGTGACTGAGCACACAGGTACCTGCGGCACCCTTACTGCAGGTCGAAGTCGAACGATCCAACGCCCGCGTGCATGCGCCGGTGCAGCTCATCGCGAATGACCTTGCCGAACTCCTCCGGCGCGTCTGTGATCTCACGGAGCGCCCAGCGCAGATAGTCGTCCGGCACGTCCTCAAGCGCTTCGCCTTTGTGCTTGCCGAAGATCACAAATGTCTTGCCACAGGTGATTTCGAGGTACATGCCGATCTGTTGGCGCAGGACGCTACTGCTCATAACTGGTCGATCTTTCGGAACTCGATGATCCAGACCCACGGATTGAGCGCCCACGAGCCGGGACCGTGGATGGTTTCCCACAATTTTTCGTATGCTTCTCGCGCCCCGATACAGCCTCGCGCATTGCAGCCATTGGGGCCGTCAAGACAACCGGGGCCGTAACAATGAAGGTCGCTTATGCCCTCAGCACGGGCGTCGGCTCCGATAATCTCGTTCAGCCGTTCCACACGGACCAAGCAGACATCAAGCGTAATGCGGGACGCCCAACGCGGCATGAAGAGAGAGGGACGCCACTTCTCAACCGCCACATCGGGTTCGTCAGCGCGTGTGTAAATTGCGTAACCTTTCGGAACTTCAGAAGGCTTAACGTGATCCCACGACGGGCGGGTGGCCCAAGTCTCGCGCACCCACAAGCGATCTCCGGGGACGCCGTACGGACATCTGCGACGGGACGCCATTGTCGCCCATTGCCACGTCCCATCAACAATCACAGGATTGATTTCGCTGTCCGGGTCAGGCTTCACGATCCTGCGTGTCTGCGTCTTCTTGCCCGCAAGCAGAGCCTTCACCATCGGGGCCGAAAACAAGATTGGTCGCTCTTTGACTTCGCTCATTGGTGGCTCTCTCCGGGTTGGGATGGGTCGGACGGATCTGATGGGTTGGCGGCGGGTGGCGCCGGCAGGCGAATGTAGCGGGCCTGGACCCATGCGGCGCGCTCGGTGCTGTCCAGCGGGCTGAGCTTGCCGCTGACATAGCATTCGCGGGCGGCGTTGGACTTGCCCTCGAAGACGATTTTGCGAACCTTCATCGGATGCCAGCGATCGTGCTTCGAGGGCGTGTGGCCGCGTGCGAAGATGCGGACCTCTACGGTGTCGCCGATGTTGACTACCAGTGCGCTCATTCTGCCAACCTCCGTGTTCCATCGGGCTCGGTGGTGTATGCGAATATCACGACACTGGAGCGGACGGACCAGCCTTCGGCTTCCCATTCCACCATCTCGGCTTCCTGGGATTCCAGGGAGAAGTGCGAGGACAACCGCGTTTCTTCTCGTCCGTCCGCGGCGAGGCGGAAGGCGATCGTTCCGTAGACCGAGCGGAACACGACGTGTGGGCGCTGATCGTTATTGGGCACTATCAAACTCCTGTCAATTCAAGGGATCGTCTCGCGCTGTTGGTTTACTTCTCTCCCAGCACTTTGCCGCGGTCGGCGGCGCGTTCGTCTATCATGCGGAGATTGTAGGATGCCTGCTTTGCGCCATCTGACGAGTGATCGAGCGCCCAGCAGAGGGTATCCCGCATCATGGTAAGCAGGCGTTTTTCATTCTTAGGCACTGGCCCCAGCTCTCCACGGAGAGTGCAGTTGATCTTGTCGTGTGCGACGACGATCTCAGCTTTTGTTTTCAAGTGGTTTCTCTCTTGTCTGTGCTGACTGACGAATGTGCTCCACTACCCCGTCTGAATCCGGTGTGCCCCATTTCCTGTGTTTGATCTCCCCTGCCTTTACATTGGCGAGGTCGAGCATGGAGATGCCACGTTTGTGGCAGAGATGCAGAAGCAGCAACACGCAGTCTGCGATCTCCATGTTTGTGCGGTGAAGGTCGCCGGATAGCGAGGCATCGGCGAACATAAGAGGCTTTGTCTTCTCGTGCGCCAGTGCTTTCTCCATTTCGGCAATGCCAACAAGCTCTATGGCCTCCCGTGCGAAATGCTGGCGGATGGATTGCTCGGTGCTTGCTGGGAACGTGTCATCGGCCCATCGGCCGAACTCGTTCTGGAACTGATCGATGCTCATTCGGGCTCCTTCTCCACCGTTCCCAGTTTCTCACCCATGCCGGCTTTGAACGCGTCGAACTCTGCGCGGGTCATGGTGGGCCATTGCTGCCAGTCAGCGGTGAGGGCGCGGAGTTGTGTCGCCTTAACCGGGCCGGGAACCTCTTTGCGAATCGCGCGCTGAAAGCCGCCGTCATCGAATTTCCAGAGCAGTACTAACGTGTGAGTGGAGTTGTCCGGGTTGATCTTGACGAGGAGGTTCGGGTTCGGGTTCAACATTGCTGATTGTCCTTGAACCCATAAACTCTGGCGACGATCGGCCTGCGGACTTCATCGATGCGGTTGAAGCCGGGGCAAGGTTCTTCCAGTGGAGCCGTGCATTTGTCGGCCATCTCTGGGAACGTACAACGGCAGCGGCCGCAGATGATTGAGTTGCCCAGGACGGCTTCGACCTCGTTGCAAATCTGGCTTTGCCGAAGGTCTCGTTTACGGCTCATGGCTGCTTTTTCCCCCAATGGGCACGCGCCCAAATCCTTTTGCATTCTCTGCACTCCCTAATAATTCCGGATTTGAATCTCCGAACTTGAGTGTTGAGAGCGTTGAACTCGTGCCCGCGCTTGCAGTGCGTTTTGTTACGGTTGATGTATGCAGGACTCGAAGGAGTGACCGCTGAGTGCTCTAGAGCCGTGAGGTTTTGAAGATGGTTCGGATTCACACATCTCTTGTTTTCGCAAGTGTGATGCAGGTCACTCTTTGTCTTTTTGTGCCCCGCGACCACCTCGTAGGCGTAAACATGAGCTTTGATGCATTTGCCGTTGACCCACATCTCACCATAAGGTTTATCAGGCGAGTTCAAAGGCCAAATCCAGCACCCGTTTTCCTGCTTGATGACTACGGACAGAAACAGTTCCGGCGTCCATTTAAGCAGCTTCCTGAGGCCCAAGATGCCGCATCTGGATTTAATAGCACCGGGAGTGCGGGCGATTAATTCGCTGAGCTGTTGGATTGTGTGATTGGGATGAAGGAGACGAAGAAGGGCATCTTCTTCAGGAGTCCACGGAGTACGACCGGCAGTAACGCCGGTAAATGGGGGTACACTAGCCATGATGATCACCTTTCGGAAGAAGGTTGATTGTCCACGCGGAGGGGTCGCCAAACCGCCTCCGCACACCCCTAAATTATACCCGGAAATGCTCGTCATTCGTACACCTTTTGATCTCAAAATCACTCTACTGACAATCTAGCTATCTCACGGTCAATCAGTTCGATGTCATGTGCTACTTCCTC